TTAAACTGTTGCAAGCTGTGCTGTATTAAGCACAGTCTTGCTTTGCTCATATTTCAAAACGTCTTTCTTTTTATATGAAACACGTCTCCCAATTTTCGAGAAAGGCAGTGATGATTGATCACAACGCATTCTAGCTAATGTCCAAGGCGAGCAATCTAAATAAAGTGCTACAACCTCTTGAGGAAACTTCTGTTCTTCATTAGCCATTATGAAGCGATCCAAATATTCTTGTTGCTCTGCATCAGATAGATTTCTCAGATCTTTTAACATTTACTCCTCCTTACTTTCCGCTTTAACTTCTAATTGAGTACCCTCATAGGTGCCGTCACCCCCACAATTCAGACAATGTGTATACATGCCTAAACCATCCCCATCAGGACAGAAGTTTTCAGGTAATGACTCGTTTAGAAATACGGTGCCCCCAATTGGCTTTGTGTGAATATGAGGGGCAAGACCGTAATAGGGGTAAATGCATTCACCATTTCCATCATCACAAAAATCACATGTTTTAACTTTTACTTCACTCATCCATTAGCTCCTCAACTCATTACGTTCTTTCTTCAATTGACGCAAAAGGTTGTGAAGAGTAACGGTTACAGCTTTATCTAAACTTTTAGTTGAATGGAATTCGGCTAGCTGAGAAAGCGCTAAACCAAAAATGTGATATGCAAAAACTTTTGCAGCTTCCGGATTGTTTTTGATAAGCTCCTCAGTACTTGGACAAATGATTTCTTCAAAAATATGAAGAGCCACCTGATCCGGAGTACCTTCAATACGGCTAGGGTTCAAATTAACTTCACCAATAACCTTACTCATTAGCAGCTCCAGATACGTTTGGCACACTATGAAAATGCATCCAGTGTGAAGGCGGATCATTATGATAATTTGCCCATACACTATTTAAATCTTCATCAATAGTCATATAGTCTTGTTCGGGGGTAACATCAGGTGCATCAGCCCAACAAATAAGTACCATTATGTCAGTAGGTGGCCATTCATCATCCACGCTGATCCAAGTTGGCAACACCTGAGCACTGGCGTCATTCCATGCGGCATCCCAAATCAACCAAGCTTCATGACGAGGACTAGTTGGTAAATATCTGTGTCCTGTTAGTGCCTCTTGTCTATCTAGTTGACGTTTTAAACTTTCATAACTGCAATTACATTCTTTGGCATGAAATCTTTCAAAAGCTTCTCTTTTTTTATTTAGATCAATCATTACCTAAGCCCTCAAATATTCTTCTTTAGTCCACTCAACAAACTCTTTATAAAGCTGCTGGGCAGGTTTATTTAACCGGTTGTGATAGTCGATCGTTATGCGCCGCCAAGCTACAGGTACCGCATAATGCTTGGTTAGAAACATTGCTTGATCCATGCCTTGCCGGACTATTACGTAGCCCAGCAATGAATTAGCGCTGTTATCGCCAGCTGCAAAGCTTTGGGCCACTGTCTTGATTGAAAAGGTTGATTTTGAGCGAATCGCAATAATTACCCCAGCACAAAAACAGACTGAAACTTTTTACAGTAAGTATGACTTTAATTTTCAAACTGAACGCCGTATTGAAGATATTCCGGGCAAGGTTGAGTTTGTTCGTGGTGAGATTAAATCAGGTAATTTTTTCAGAGCGCGAAATAAATTAGCGGTAGAGATTCATAAAGAAATGGTAAAGAAAAAATTTACCCCTACTAATGCCCAAGGTGATCTTACTAATCTGGCAAAAGGTATGGCTGAGATTATTTTGCGTGGCCATGTTTTTGTTAAGGCTATGTGTGGAGTCTGCCAAGGGTTGGGTAAAATTGAGACATTTGGTTTAAATGGCTTTCCAAATGGGGCAAGGTTTTGTGAAAAATGTAATGGTACTGGAAAACGACCATATACGTTGAAAGAGAAAATGAATATTGCTGGCATTGATGCAACCAAAACAGCTTATATAAAGAGTTATCAGAAATTTGAGCTGTTTGGAGAATCAATCGTTGCTGAATGGGAAAATGAAATTAGAACGCGTATTTCTCGATCATTCCGTTTTGAACTTCCTGATAGTCAAGAAACTTACGCTTGACAGTTGGGTATACACTTGAGTATAAAGATTTCTAAAATGGGCGAAATGTAAAGTAATCGCCAGAATGAATTTAAGAGCTCGCCAATCGGTGGGCTTTTTTATTTTGTGCTATAGTCCAGTCTAATTAAAATCTGGTACTTAAAATGAATATCTGTGTTGGTGGTGAACTTGACGGGCAAAAGATTGAAAAAGAAGGGCGATTGTTAAAAGCTTCAGATATCGACCCATCTTTTAAAACTGAGTACTACAAGCAAGTTTTTAACCGCGACAATACGGTGTTCCATTTCTGGTTGCCAATTGGATCTGACTTACATGATATGTCTGAGAAAGTTCTAAATATCCTTAGAGCACCTAAAAACTAGTTTTATCGTTTGCCGGACGTATTACGGCGCAAATGGCCCCGCTAAATATCGATTATTGGCGGGGCTTTTTATTAAATTTTAATTGAATTTGCTAAGGATAAAGATCTATAAAAATATTATAAAATCCAATAATTATATTATTAATTCAATAATTTATTTAAAATTAAATTAATCGAATTTAAACAATATTTACTTAGATGATGCATTAGGTAACTCAAATAAACATGATTTTAGGAGAATAATTAAAAAAACGGAGTACAAATGCTATGAATGAGAATGTAGAGCTAATAAATTACATTGATGTAGCTGAGACAGTTTACGAACGGGTATATGAAAATAATAAAATTTCAAATAATTTGATTGTTAATCTAAATCGCATTATGGCTGAGATAAAGAATCAAGCTGCAGAAAAAAGACTCAAATTGAAGTACAGCTCAATAGACTTTGAACATTGTTTAAGTTTGCCTTTAGCTGATCGCAAAATAAAAGTAGATTTAAGCCTTATACCTCATTTTGAAGATCGTGAAGAAAGTATTTTGTGGTTAACTAACTTTATTGGAAAAATTTGTGAGCCCAGAAAGATGCAAAGACAGAAAAAAATCTTCATTAAGTACCTGTGAATTTTAGATGAACCGCCCTTAAAGCGGTTTTTTATTGCTAGTAGAATATTTAAGGTATCTTTTCTAATAGGCACATACTATTGAAGTGTTTTTAATTTATTTTTTAGATTGAAAAAGATTGCTATTTAAGTAATTTAAATATAAAAATCTTTATTGATTGAGAGTAGTTGTTATACAGGATATTTATAAGGATTTTAAAATGACAATTATCACATTGCTCGATGTTAAGACGAAGAAGAAAGTGATAGTTCGGTCCGTAATAGACCCAATAGCAAGAATAGACAAAAAAGGGAATATACAAATTATTCAAATTCATAAATGGCTATATGATGAATCTGGAGATTTCGTTGATGAAGACTTATATGAGGCACTCAACAATGGAGAAGTTGGAATATACATAACTTTGCAGTATATGATCATTAATATTGAAAATTAATTATTTTTTATTTTTAGTCAGTTTGAGTTCTTAGTCTCTAGAGCCTAATGGTTACTACACATAAGACCTTATTAAGTATTACCTATTGATGGGCACATATTCTTTATAACTCTTGATAAGTAAAAAATTATGTAGGCTAAAAATAAAACTATTTAAAAAGAAATCTTTATCTATTTAAATATGAATATTTAATATTTTTAATTCAATCCCTATTGCTAGTGCTTAAATATTATGCCAATATGAAGTTGGAGATATTTCCGAATAGATATTTTCTATTTCAGGTCTAAGCGTTTTTTTCGCTAAGCCCATTTCTGAATAAAAATAGGAAGTGGGCTTTTTTATTTTTAAATATTTCAGTATTATCAGTGTGTTGCTTTAAGTAACACTAAACCTTATTGATCAGCGCAAATATCAAAAAAAGGGGGAGCTTGCCTACTAGGCAAGCTTTTTAAATTGATGATTTAAACACAATAATCCATTTTAAAGCTCAATAGAAAGATCAAACTTCCATAGCTTTTATTTGTACTAATTTATTGAATATAATCGTTTTTATAATTTTTAAAATTTTCTTAAACTAAAAATGGAAAATTTCTTGTTGCAACATTGTTATAATAGGACTACCTTAAGAAAAATACTTTATAAAAATGAGGAGCTGCTGAAATGACACAGTATCTCATGTTTGCGGAAAATATTTATAACAAAATTAAAGATGAGGAATTGTTTTCACATGACTGTATTGAAAATATGAACTTACTTATGACATGTATACGCAGAGAAATTAAGGGAACAGAATTTAAATTAAAATATAATTTTATTGATTTTGTTGAATTGTTTAGTAAACAATTAGATGAATGTAAAGTAAAAATAGATGTGAGTTTGATTCCTCCTCATAATTCAGAAGGTGAGTATATTTTATGGTTAGCTGGATTTATCGAAAAAATTACAGAAGGTGGACCTAAACCACCTCCGCCTATAAAGAAATTTATTCCAGAGTATATGAGCTTCAAATCTGAATTAGATTTTTTACCCTTAAATGAGGAAAAAATTCAAAACGAAGGTAAAGAAATTACGGATTACTTTAATTCAAAGCTTTATAAGGCAACTTTTAAGAAGTAATACTATATTGCCTGTGAGTTTAGCCACCGCCTAAGGGCGGTTTTTTTATGGGTGAGAATAATGGATTCTACAGAATACTTTTGGCTTACTCGGAAAAAAGAACCTAAAACCAAGCCTAAATCCAGACCGCTACCTAAAGCTACTCAAAAGTACTTAGAGGCAGAGGAAGAATTTACTGAAGCTTTAGACAATCTGGAAATTAAGTACGAAAAGAAATTCCAGTTTAAGTCTACTAAGCATTGGCGTTTTGATTTTCATTTAATTGAACATCACATATTAGTTGAAATTGCTGGTGGCCCTTGGTCTGGTGGTCGAAAGGGTAAGCTAAAAAACAAAGCTTGGAGTCTTGATCGTTACGATGTGGCTGAAGAGATGGGTTACACAGTAATTCGCATAGAGGCAGCACCAAGATTTAAGATTAATGAATCTGGTCCATTACAGATCCAAGCTCATTTCGCTAGCCAATGGCTTAAAAATTTAAAGAGGCAAATATTTAATGGATCAGATCAGACCATTTCCTCCAACTGATTTTATTGATCAAGCTGAAGAAGAAGAAGCAATTAGACTAACACCAGCACCAGATCTAAAAAAATGGGTTGTTGCTAATTACTTAACTATTGGTGGCCCTTTGCATAACCCTGACCATGACCATATTGCTGAACTAATACATGACAATGAGGAGTTCTTGGCTTTTGCTTGGGCATCATCGGCTTGTATGGCTAAAAAGCGTATGGTTTTAGGCCAATGTGAAAAAGTTATGTTTAATCAGGGCGGGTGGAAAAAAGCTCGTCAAGAGCAGCAAATGCGCGATTGGTTTGGCTATGTGCCTGTGTACCTCATCACAATTGATGCAAGTTATTGCGATCAGGCGACTGATCGTGATTTCTGTGCATTGATAGAGCATGAGCTTTATCACATAGGTGTTGAACGTGATGAGGATGGTGATCCGTTAATCAGTGAAATGACTGGTTTGCCTAAACACTATTTAGCAGGCCATGATGTTGAAGAATTTGTTGGCGTAGTTAAAAGATGGGGAGCGGACGAAAGCGTGAAGCGACTAATTGAAGTGGCGAAGCAAGCGCCGTTTGTATCAGATGTGAATATTTCAAAGTGCTGCGGGACATGTTTAATAAGTTGAGCCTTCTGGCTCATTTTTTTTGCCATGTTTCCTTGACGTACCTTGACGGATAGAGAGAAATGGCGACATTAAACAAGAAGCAGAAACTCTTTATTGTACAATCGCTTGCTGTATTTAATACCCCCCAAGAAACAGTAAGTCTCGTCAAGGAAGAATTTGACATTGATGTTTCGAGACAGCAGGTAGAGTCTTATGACCCTACAAAGTTTGCAGGTAGAGACTTAAGTAAGGAGCTCAAAGAATTTTTTGAAAAAACTCGGGAAGAGTATTTGAGTCAGCCACTAAATAAAATTAGTGGAGCAAATGACATTGTTCAGTTGAAGATTTTAAGTGATTTACTTTGGGCTAAAAAAAACAATGTGACCATGACAATTAAGATCGTGGACCAAATACAAAAGATCATGAAAGGGTTTTATGACAAGAAGGGGGAACAAAATAATAAAGGTGGTAATCCTGAAGCGAACCAAACCAAAGCTGAAGTAGAACTTGAGATTAAAAAGCTTGAACTTCAGAAGTTACAGCGTGAAGTGAATCCCCCTGAGTATCGTCCACCTGAAGAGGATTACAAGCTTGTGCTGAATCCTGATGAGGAGATACCAAATGAGCCAATTCTTTAATCCTCCAGAAGGTTCAGTTCAATTAACTCCTAAGCAAGCCAATATTTATTTATGGGGCTGGCAAAAAGAAGCCCGGTTTCGTGATGCCGTTTGTGGCCGACGTTTCGGTAAAACATTCTTGGCCAAAGCGGAAATGCGAAGAGCCGCAAGACTAGCGGCTAAATGGAATGTTTCTGTTGAGGATGAGATCTGGTATGCCGCGCCTACATTTAAGCAAGCTAAACGGGTTTTCTGGAAGCGATTAAAACAGGCAATTCCGGCATCTTGGCGAGCTGGAAAGCCGAATGAAACTGAATGTTCAATTACCTTAAGAAGTGGGCATATCATCCGTGTTGTAGGTCTAGATAATTATGATGACCTTCGTGGATCTGGTTTATTTTTCTTAATTATTGATGAATGGGCTGACTGTAAATGGGCTGCATGGGAAGAAGTACTTCGCCCGATGCTTTCTACTTGTAAGTATATGGTGAATGGCGAGCAGCGAGTCGGTGGCCATGTTTTACGTATTGGCACACCTAAAGGCTTTAACCATTGTTATGACACATTCATGGATGGTCAGCCCGGTCATGAACCAGATTGTAAAAGCTTTTCCTATACATCCCTTCAGGGTGGAAATATTCCTGAGTCTGAAATCATTGTTGCTAAGCGCAAAATGGATCCTAAGACTTTTAGTCAGGAATATGAAGCAAGCTTTGAGAGCTATCAGGGCGTTATCTACTACTGTTTTAACCGGTTGCTGAACGCATCAACTGAAACAGTTAAGCCAAATGATGTGCTTCATATTGGGATGGACTTTAACGTTACCAAGATGGCTGCTGTTGTGTATATACGCCGTGGTGAACATATGCATGCGGTCGATGAGTTCGTAAATCTGTTCGATACTCCGGCAATGATTGAGGCTATCCAAGAACGATATCCTGACCATGAGGTTGCAGTTTATCCCGATGCTTCTGGTGAGAACCGGAAGTCGAGCAATGCTAGTGAAACGGATCTGGCGTTACTTAGAAAGGCTGGTTTTAAAGTCCATGTGAACAGTAGAAACCCAGCAGTTAAAGATCGTATTAACTCTATGAACGGTATGCTCTGCAATACATTGTCTGAGCGCAGATTGTTTGTGAATGTTGATAAATGTCCTCACTTTGCTAAATGCTTAGAGCGACAAATCTATGATGATTATGGGCAACCGGATAAAACTGCCGGGTTTGACCATATGAATGATGCTGGTACATATCCAATCGCTTATTTATTCCCGATCGACAAAAAATCCGTTGGAGTTCGTAGGATTCGAGGGATGTCTTAAACAACGCACCTTTTTAGGTGCTTTTTTATTGGTGTTTTTATGGCAGTTACTGATAAACATCCGCAGTATATTGCTGCACAAAAAAGCTGGTTGATTATGCGTGACGCCGTTGCTGGTGAAGAGCAGATCAAACAGGCACATACAAAGTACCTAGCTAAATCGGCCGGAATGATTGAGGCTGAAAAGCAAGGTGATACGACTGGAGAGATTTATAAGGCCTATCTAAGTCGAGCTCAGTATCCGCTATGGGTTCAGGACGCATTACGCACAATGATCGGGTTAGTTTCAAAGCTTGAGCCGAATATAGTGATTGAAAGTTCTCTACTTAAAGGATTGATAGAGAATGCAACAAATGACGGTTTTGGGCTTAAACAGCTCTTTATTCGCATTTGTTCAGAGTTGCTAGAGTTTGGGCGCTGTGGTCTGCTTGTCGATGTTGATGCTAACGGAGTGCCATATTTCGCCTTATATGATGCGTTATCTATTATCAACTGGAAGGAAAACAGTATCGGTGGTCGTAAAGATCTAAAACTGTTAGTGCTCGAGGAGCAATTTGATAATAGTGAAGATGAATTCGGGCACGAAACTAAAACGGTTCACCGCGTTCTATCTATGGATGATGGAGCATTAGCGGTCCGATTGTTCGATGGTTCAAATGTGGAGGATAAAACTCCCGATCTCGGCGGTAATCAACTTTCTTTCACACCATTTGTTTTCTGCGGTGCCACTAGTAATTCTCCGGATGTAGGTACCATACCGCTTTTGACAATGGCCAAGGCTGCTCTGAAGTATTACCAGCTCAGTGCAGATTATTACCAGTCTCTTCACCATACGGCCCATCCGCAACCTTGGATTAGTGGCCTTGATGATGACGATGATGATGATATTAGCGTTACTGGTGTTATGGCTGTCTGGAGTCTTCCTCTAAATTCACAATGTGGTTATTTGGAAATTTCAGGTAACGGCATTGAACTCACTAAAAAGGAAATGGATGCGCAAAAGAATTCAGCATTAGAAGCTGGGGCTAAAGTAGTTGATACCAATACACAAGAATCAGGTGAGGCACGCCGTGCACGTCAGGATGACCAGCAGGCAAGTCTTCACAGTATCGTGATGTGTGCAGCTGCAGCAATTGAACAAGCCATTAAGTATGCAGCGCAGTGGTTAAAGCTGGATTCGACAAAATATTCATTTACGGTTGAACCTGAGTTTATTGTGCAGGTCACGGATATTAATCTTGCAAAACAGCTTTATGAGGGTGCTATTTCAGGGAAAAACTCTTTCCGCACATATTGGGAATACCTAATGACAGGTAAATTACCAGCTCACGACTATCAGGAAGAAGTGAAGCGGGTAGAAATAGAGCGAGATAACACTCCTTTGTAGAGGTGATGTATGGCTTCAAAAGAAGATAAATCATTGATTGAAGTACTTACCCAACATCAGGCGTACTTATATCGGGTGTCTTCTCAATCTGTTAATGAGCTACTAAAAATCTTTAATGATGAGTCAATATTAATGTTGGCAAAGCTTCGGGATTTGCTTGATGAATTAAATGATTCTGAAAAGATGGCTCTAGCAAGTGGACAGTACACAACGTCAAATCTGAAGGAAGTTCGTGATCTAATCTCCCAGTGGTTTACTGCAATAAACACTGCATTACCTGAAGCTTTCGCTGTTTCTGCTACTGCCTTGGCAGTTTATGAAGCTAATTACACGGCGAAGCTATATGGAGGCAAGATCGAAAAGCCAAATGGTGAAAAGGTATATGCAGCAGCTAAAAAAGTACCCTTAGTAGGTGGAGCATTAGTTGATGATCTTCTTTCCAAGATTGCTGAGACTGCACGCCAAAAAGTTGAATATGCAATTCGGGATGGCATTAACTCAGGTAAAACAAATCAGGAAATAGTTCAGCGTATTCGCGGCACCAAGCGCCTTAATTATGAGGATGGGCTTTTAAGTAGCTCTAAGACGGATATTGAACGTACCGTAAGAACAGTTCGTAGTCATGTTGCTAATCAAACGTATTTAGATACTTTCAAACAGTTAGGTTTTGAGTATGTTCGTTTTATTAGTGTATTGGATGGAAGAACATCTAAGCTTTGTGCTCATTTAGACGGTACTGTCTGGAGGATTGATGATCCGGCAAAACGTGTACCGCCGTTGCATCCTAATTGTCGCAGCGAACTAGTACCAGTTAAAAAAGATGGTCAACTTATCGGTGAACGGCCATTTGTAATGGACGAACGTAGAGTTAAAGACATCCCCAAAGAAGAGCGAAGCCAGTTAATAGGACAGTTAGATGCAAACACCACATTCAAAGAGTTCTTTAAGAAAACAGATGATTTCTTTCAAAGGGAGTGGCTAGGGCCAAAGCGCTTTAAGCTCTATAAAGATGGGAAATTTGATTTTGATAAGTTCTTTGATCCTGAAGGCCGTTTCTATAGCTTAGATGATTTGAGAAAGTTGGATGAAAAAGCTTTTAAAAAGTTGGGTCTGTAATTTTTCTTATGTTATATTTTTTAAAACATCAGAATTTATACAATATGAAAACAATAGCTTTTGTATGTCTAACCCTAATTTCCATCACTTGTTTAGCTGAACCAAGTCAAAAATATCTTAAAGAATATGATCGATTGTCTGAAGCTTTGGAGTCAGCAATGGCAAATGCATATTCTTTTGATCCTGCAACTGGTCAAGTAAAACAGGCTACTCAAGGTTTAGAAGCTAAAAATAATTTATGTAGAGCTGCCCAGGCGAAACTAAACCTCACCACGTTTTTAAAAGACAATTTAGAGGAATCTAAAGAGCTTTATAAATCTATTGATGGTGCAGAGACTCTAGATAAAAATTATCTTAGTGGACAACAGCAGGAACAACAAAATCTCGTTTCAAATTTGAAAAAAGACCTTGTTGGAACTGGATTTAACTGTGAGTAATTATTGCCGATTACAGGTAATTCTAAACTCACTTAAGACACAATTTTCACCTATATAAGCGCCCAAATGGCGCTTTTGTCATTTATGGAGTTTGGCTTATGAGTGAATCAAAAGTTAGACATTTGGTACTTAAAAGAGTTTCAGATAAATCTTCTCATCTTGCTCTTTGTGACGAGGAAACAGGTATTCCATTAGCTGGATTAACCGCTGTAAAAATGAATTGTAGTGTTTTTGAGGGTCCAGCGACTATCACGGCAACATTTGATGTAGGTGGTCCTCAAGGCATCCGCTTAGTTGGTGATGAACCTAGACAAAAGGTTTGGGGTGCAAAGGAAACGTAGCGAAAGGTACTACAAATGCCTGAAAAGCAAATCAATATGTCAGATGCTCAATATATTCTGAGCACAAAATGAATTCTGGTGCCATTTCTTCAAATTAAGGTTTCAAGCCATGGCAATTTATGGTTTTACTTTTGAAAGATTAAAAGCAATTGCACTCATCAAATAGAACTTAATTTTTAACCATAGCACCTTCGGGTGCTTTTTTTGCGAGAAGAAAATGCCAAGCCCTATTATCCAATATTTCCAATATGAACATTTACCTGAACATTTGCAGCAAGTTAGTAAGCCAATTGGTGATTTAGCTCGGCAAATGGATGAGCAACTTCCTGACGGGCCTGAAAAATCCACAGGATTAAGAAAGCTACTTGAAGCAAAAGATGCATTTGTACGCCAAGCTTTAAGTAAATAATCATTTATAGAAATGAAGCGTCCTAATGGGCGCTTTTTTAATGCCTGAAGCTAAGCAGAGGGTTCAACAATTAAACCCGCTAAGCGGTATCTCTAGGAGATTTTTAAATGCCAGACGAAATCAAAGTTGATTTGGAAAATCCTGAAATTAAAGCAGCTATTCAAGACGCCGTTGATGAAGCTGTTAAAGGTCTTAAAGATAAGAACGCTGAACTTATCAAAGATAAAAAAGAGTTGAAAGATGAACTAGGTTCATTGAAATCAAAGGTTGAGGGTTTAGATCTGGATGCAATCAAGGTCCTGCTTGATAAATCAAATCAGGATGAAGAATCCAAACTTATTGCAGAAGGCAAGATTGAAGAAGTTATTCAGAAACGCACTGAGAAGATGCGTGAAGAGCATGACAAGGTTCTTAAGGCAGAGAAAGAACGGGCAGATAAAGCTGAAGCTTATGCCGAGAAATTCAAGAAATCAGTAGTGCAAAGCCAAATTGTTCAGGCTGCTATTGAACTTGAAGCACTGCCAGAAGCGACCCCTGATATCGCCTTTTTAGCTCAGACAAAGTTTGCATTAGATGAAAACGGCAAAGCTGTGGCAGTTGATGAAAACGGGGATGTGGTCATTGGTAAAGACGGTCAGACACCGATGACCCCAAAAGAATGGGTTGAATCTCTACGCGAGCAAAAACCGTATTACTGGCCTAAACCTAATGGCATGGGCGCACCTGGTAGCAACAATTCAAAAGGTCAGCCAGACATTCTCAAAGCCGATGGCTCGGTAAATATGACCAAATTGGCGCAATTACGAAATGAAAATCCGCAACTAGCTAAAGAGCTAGCGGCAAAACACGGTATTAAACTTTAAGGAGTAAAGCCTAATGGGCGACACAAAAATTGCTGATGTAATCGTACCCGAGTTATTCACTCCGTACGTATTAAATAAAACTGCCGAAAAGTCTGCATTATGGCAGTCAGGCATTGTTGGGGAGCTAGATGAAAAAGTTGCTTTTGGTACAGAAGGCGGTACTACAGTAAATATTCCTTTCTGGAATGATTTAAGCGGTGAGTCAGAAGTACTTTCAGATTCAAAACCTTTATCTGTAAATAACATCACTTCAGGCAAGGACATTGCGATTCTTCATGCACGTGGTAAAGCATGGGGCGCTAATGATTTGGCTAAAGCATTATCTGGTGACGATCCACTTGGTGCGGTTGGTGATCTGGTCGCAGATTACTGGTCGCGTGAATTTCAGGGGTTTACCGTAAATACACTTAAAGGTGTATTTGGGTCTGCAAGCATGGCAGGTAATACCCATGATATTTCGGCTGGAACTGGAGCTGCAGCTGTAATTGATGGCGTATCTTTTGTTGATGCTTCTTATAAGTTGGGTGATGCCGTAGATAAATTAACGGCTATTGCAATGCACTCGGCAACCATGGCGGCTTTAGCTAAGCAAGGCTTAATCGAAACTGTTCGAGATGCTGATGGTGTGGTTCTCTACAAAACCTTTATGGACCGTCGTGTGATTGTTGATGATGGTATGCCCGTTGAAGGTGATGTCTTTACCTCATTCTTGTTTGGCCAAGGTGCGATTGGTTTCCAAGATATTGGCGCACCAGTTGGTGTAGAGACTGACCGTGACAGTTTAGCGGGTACTGACATTCTTATTAACCGCCGTCACTTTGTGCTACATCCTCGTGGCATTAAATGGGCAGGTGATACAGGTATTGCACCTAATAATGCCGGTCTTGCTACAGCCGGTAACTGGGAACGTGTCTACGATCCTAAACAGATCCGTATTGTAGCATTCAAGCACAAGATCAAATAACAAAAAGGCGGGTAATACCGCCTTATCTTTTTGGAGATCCACATATGGGACTTTCATCATTTAACCGTGCACGGGAAAGACAACAAATGACAGAAACAAAAATTGCTGAACTCGAAGAACAACTGGCAACAGTAAAGGGCGAATTTATTGCCTTTCAAAATGATACCGAAGCAATGAAAGCACGTATTGCTGAACTTGAATCAGGTGAAGGTGGTCAAACACCTGAAGATGACCAAAAACCAAGTGATACTCAACCACAACCAATTAACTATGCTGGTCTAAAAGTAGATGAGCTTCGAGCTGTACTAACTGAAAAAGGCATTGCATTTGAAGCAGGTGCTAAAAAAGATGAACTTTTAGCATTAATTCCAAAGGAATAATTCATGAGCTTTATCACTGAACAAGAAGCAATTGAACGTGTAGCAGGCTTTGATGCTTTATCTGCCAGTGATAAAGCTGACTATCTTGAAAAGTCAGAAGCTTACTTATTGGCGCGTAACGTCAAGCCTTATGAAGATGTGACAACAGTCCCTAAGGCCCTCAAAACGGCTTCCTATGAAGTCTTAAAAGGCATCATGAGGGGTGAAATATATCAAGGACAGGAACAAGCATTAAAGCGAAAGAAAGTAAAAGCAGATACGGTTGAAACAGAAAAGGAGTATCAGGACGGATCAGTAAAACTTAGTGCATCCGAGCAGTACATTCTTGATTTGATCAAGCCATATTGCAAACGAAAAGCTGTATTTTTTGTCAGGAAAATTTAAATGGGCTTACGTGACGAAATTCAGGCAGATATTGCCGAAGCATTTAATGATGATTTAGCGGACGCCGTTCATACCTTTACATGTGAGCGGATCTCAAAAACTAATTGGGATCCTAAAACTGAAACATATGTTGAAGTTAAAGAAAACTATTCTGGCCGAGGTGTACTTTTTGGCTCATACAGTCAATATGAGATTGAGACGCTTGGAGTGCTGGCTACTGATAAAAAAGCAACTGTGCTGCAAAATGAAGTATCCATGACTCCAAAAATTGACGATGAATGGCTAACAGCTTTAGGCTCATTTCGAGTTATCCATATTCAACAAGATCCAGCCAGTACAATCTGGAAATGTCAGCTTCGAAAAGTGTAGGGGCTAAAATGGTTAATCCTGATTATGTTCCTGAATGGTATATCTCGCCTTTTCAACATGTGCAGTACACGCTTGCTCGAAATCAACTACACATGGATTTGTTATTTGAAGATATGGATAAGGCCGATCAATTTTTGGATATGGGAGCGGATGCGCAAGTTAGTACTTTTTCTGATGGTGCATATGCAATCGTCCAAATTGGTGATACGGCGGATAAAGACCGAATTCAAGTTTATGGATTGCTTTTACATGAAGCTGTTCATATCTGGCAAATAGTAAAACGGAGAATGGGTGAACGAGAGCCTAGTGTGGAATTTGAAGCTTATTCAATTCAGGCAATCGCTCAAGAACTTTTCGAAATGCACGAAGCAAGCGAGGTGAGCAATGGGATGGAAGGGGAAAAAGCCGTCTAGTTTTAGTCTTGATGTGTCTAAAGCAGCAGAAGACCATGTGAAGCATATTGTTATGGATACTGTGCAATCTTTAGTTAATTTAAGTCCCGTCGATACTGGTGCATACCGTGCTTCACATATGGTTTCGGTTGGATCTGGTGACTATGGCATACGTGGACCTGAAACAAATGCTATTCAGGATGCAGCTATTCAAGCCGTGAAGTTTAAGTTGGGCAATTTAGTTTATATCCAGAACAACCAGCCTTATGCAGAGCGCTTAGAAAATGGGTGGTCTGATCAAGCACCACAAGGAATTTACAACACCACCTTTACCTTTATTTCTCAGAAGTATGGCGGCTAAAATGGCAATGACTTTAGAGCAGACAAGGCAAGCTATTATCGATCGTATGCAAGCTTTTACCGGTATTACGCAAGACAGAATCCAGTATCCAAATTTACCAGGCTTTAATGTACCTAAAGATGGTGTTTGGTGCTGCTTAACGATTGCAGGTGGTCCCAGTTTTACTTCTGGCATTGCAGATAAGCCATGTACTCGCCGTACCGGTAATATCATGATTCAATGCTTTGCACGTCCCAATTCAGGAATAATTGAAATCACAAAATTGAGTGATGCATTACTTGCCCATTTTGAATATTTCACAATCGAACACTTAGAATGTTTGAATGGTCAATCCATCTATGCGGGTAAAGATGCTGATTTCATTCAGTATAATGTGAGCATTGGGTACAAGGTGAATTGATATGTCATGTATGCTGACTTTAGAAGAAATCGAAATTAAACGGCAAGAGCTGGAAAGACATCTTGAAGATGTTATGGCTGTTGAACTGAAGAAGTGGCAAAGCGAAAATAAGCTATGTGTTTCCGATGTGAATATACGCTTGGCTAATGTTGATTGTCTCGGAGGGCCTAAACATAACGTTGTTACTGGAGTAAGTGTTGATTTAGATTACAAACCTTAAATTACTTTAATTAAATGACCGCTAAGAAGCAGTTTTTTACGTCTTTCTACTACCACCTCATCGGTGGTTTTTTTATGTCTATAGGAATCACTTATGAGCAATTTTGTTTTTAAGCGTGGTGACACATTCAACTTGAACTTGCAGCTGGTTGATATGGATGAAACCCTGCAGTATCCACCGGATGATGTTCGCCGTGCAATTGATCTAACCGGTTACACCTTTACTTCACAGATTAAAGCTTTGGCTGATGGAGCAGCTGTAGCTACCTTGACTTGTGCTGCATTAAATCAAAGTACACAGAAGGGATGGCTGAATATTAAATCTAGTGCAAGCACTGCAACTTGGCCTTTAGGGCTGTGTCAGATGGATATTAAAGCTGTAGTTAGTGGTACTACGCAGCACACTGAAACTTTGACTTTCCAAGTGATTGACGGGGTAACAGCATAATGGCAAATCTTGTTTTTAAATTTAGTTGGGATCACCGGCCATTCCCGTATAACTCGGCTCAGGGAAAACGGCAATTCATGCTGCCATTCGCTTCAGGCATTCCTAATCTGGCACCAAACTTTTCGCAGGTCCAAGGTACTGCTGCAGTCTCTCAAGGTGGTACTGGGGCGACAACTGCACTAGATGCTCGAACTAACTTAGGGCTTGGTAGTGCCGCGACTAGAAATGTTGGTACTACAGCTGGTAATTTGATAGAAGTTGGCGGTTTTGGAATTGGTGGAGTAGGCCAAACTTTTGAAAGAAAAATGATTACGGGAGTAAACCTAGATTCTGTCGTTAGCTATGTATTGTTATTTCCTTATTCTGTCAGCAGCTCACCCAATCGAAACATGTTTGGTGAGCTAGTGTTTTCGAGGGGTGATTCAGGCTCAGCAAATCAACATTCGAGAACTTTAGTATCAATTCAGCAAGCATATGATCGTGTTACAGCTCGGTTTATTAGTATTGGTGTAACAACTCATATTTCAGGTATGGCTGTAGTTAAATATCAAAATGTAGACTATGTTGCCATTCGAAGAACAGCAAGTTCTTCAACATCGGCATTTAGATATTTTTCCGGTATTTCCAATATTACATCTGATAATTATTTAGTTACTGTTCATACAGATGACGTTGTTATTGTCAGTGAGATACCTGTTGTAATTGAGCAGCTAAGAACATCTGCGAATACTTCTGTGGATTCCAACGGTTTCATAAAAGCAGCATCACCAGTAGTTAAGCTATTTAACGACCATATCGAGCTCAATAATGATGCAAAAAAACAGCCGATTGAATTTAAGAGAATTGATGTTGGTGATTATTTACTAGAAGGTTCTTTAGGCTTTGCTCAGGAAGGCTGGTATATCGAAGTACCGAAAGATGCAAACGGCAACACAATCGTCGCAGTAGTGTATGACACCCTAGAAAATGGTGACATCTCAATTAAAACTTACAAGCGTAAGTTTGATTTTGAACTTGCTGCTGTTGTGGCAGATCACGAGAACCCAATGGACATTCCAGAAGGCCGCTGGATTGATATCCGTCTGCATGAAGAACCTGAACCAGAACCTGAGGTTGAAGAAACTTTGAGTGAAACACCAGTGGATTTCCAGCCTACTAACTTATCTCAGGCAGTTGCTGCAGCCATGAATGGCGTGGAACCGCCAGAAATCTCAGACACAGACGAAACACTTTAATAACCCGCTTAAAAAGCGGGTTTTTTATTGCCTAAATTTTGGAGAACCATAAATGAGTTCAGGCGCAAAAATTCGATTATATGCTTGTGAAGAAGCAGTTTTAGGAACAACTCCAGCAAACCCGATCTGGTACACAGTTCGCCGTGTAAGTGATGGTTTATCTGAAAATGTTTCTACTGAAGAAAGCAGTGAAGTGGTTGATTCACGTTTTCGACAAGGTGGGGTAGTTACTGAAGCAGAAGTAGCAGGTCAGTTAGAGTTTGAATTATCACTTGGAACATTTGATCTATTCCTAAGTGCTTTAGCCTTCAATAATTGGGCGGGTAACGCTTTAAGTTTTGGTGGTACGGTACGTAAGTCATTAACGTTAGTTAAAGTTTTCGAAGATGTTGGCCAAGTCTTTATTTATCGTGGAGTACAGGTTAATTCTGGTGAAATTACTATCCAGACCACTGGAAAAATTACTGGTAACTTTGGTCTTGTAGGTAGCTCATTTACGCGACAGCAGGTTAATCCTGTTACAAATCCTATTCCAGCATCGACTCGCCCTCTGGTGAGTATGCCAAATGTTGAAAAGCTACTTATTAATGGTCAATCAATTCAGGGTAAAGCTTGTCTGCAGACACTTACCATCAACTTTAGTAATAATCTGGAAGCGATCCGTTGTATCGGTTCTGGTAAGTACACGCCTGAGTTTTACTTAGAGAAAATGATGGATATTGGCGTAAATGCTAATTTCATGTTTTCAGCAACATCTGCTTCTTGGATTGATGCTATTAAAACCCGTGATGTATTTACATTGACCTTCGATATTACAGATACCAAAGGCAGTAAGTACTCGTTTAACTTCCCGCAACTTGAAGTTAAGGAAGCAAATCACCCTGATGGTGGTGGCGATGACATTATTACAATAGATATCAATTTTGCCCAAGTGCGTACCAGTCCAACGATTGTACGTGCTCTTGTGTAATCAACTTATTCAGTAACAAAGCCTATGGAAACCCATGGGCTTTTTTATTTCTAAAAATTAGAGGTTGTTATGGCTTTAAAAGTCGGAATTATTAAAAGCTCAGACGTATCAAAATGGTGTGAATACAAGGGTGCTGATGGCGATGTACAGGCTGAGTTCAAAGTCCGTGGTATCGCTTATAAGCCTTTTCAGGTAGCTATTGAACGGGCAGGAAACCAGATCTCGTCTAAAGGCTATGATGTGATGGTCAAAGATGAAGATGCCAAGCTTTACCACGAGCTTTTAATGGATGCATGCGCGGCCCACTTAATCGAAGACTGGAAAGGTGTGGTATTTGCCGAAATCGTAGACGGTAAAACTGTTGAGTCCGAAAAGCCATATACACCTGAGAATGCCTCAAAGCTTCTTAATCTTGGTGATATTGGTATTTCAATCTGGCTATTCATTAAAGAACAGGCCCAGAAGATTCAGGAAGACGCAGACAAGGACAAGGCTTTAATTCTGGGAAAGTCATGGAGCTCTACAAATACCAAAAAACGTATGCGTCGAAAACGCCGCACGAAATCGAGCAAATCAAGTTCTTAGGCGGCCGTATTCCGGATCCGCCAGAATATTCGTATGCGGCTGATTCAATTCTTTCGGCATTTAGCACTATATGTCGATCCAGACGTTATGAGCAAAGCATACCGTTATCTTTAGATCAGCAGGCTATCAATGTCTATGCTGAGCATAATGATTTGCCAGTGGCTGCTCATATTTTTAATGACTGTATTTTTGCGTTGGATAATTTGTTTTTGGAGGAGTGCCATAAGAAGATATCAACCAAAAGCAAAGGTAAGTGACCAAATTAGGTATTGCCAGGGACTGAAAAGCCTAATTTGGTCAAAACGTCAAACAATTAAGCAGTTGCTCTTAAACGCGACTCAAAATAACGCAGTCGATGTTACAAAATACTTGATCTGGATTGACAGAAAATTACCTTTAAGGTGTTGCGCGTGATTATCAAATGATGAATAATCACCTTACCGTCAATATTTGACGGTTCAGCATTCTTTTACTCTTTCCAAGAACCTTGGTGTTTGCTTGTATGTGTTTAACATTAACTGAAGCTAAACAAAAACTTAGAGCATTTGCTAGAGATACTAGCAAAATCAAGTTAACTGCACATGCAAAAGAAAGAATGAAAGAACGCTGTATCTCTATGAAGCAAATTATTTGCTGTTTTGAGCATGGAGATATTACTGAGGGGCCGTACCCAAATACTCGTGGTGATTGCCAGTTAAATGTTTCTGTTCGCACTGCAGGCGAATACATAACAACAGCTGTTGCAATCAAGCAGAGCGAGAACGGTGAATTCTCAGTAGTAGTCACTACATTTAGAGAGTAGGCTAAATTATGTATCACTATGAAGAATGCGGTCTGAGCAATATTTGGCTGCGCAATGGATTTACAATTGAAAATGATGAAGACTATGGTGAACTCGTATCTATTGAATCTGTTCATGAGCTTCATAATGCCATTGGGTTGTTCTTAATTACGCAAAAGCCTGACTTGAATGGTGAGGAAATTCGTTTTTTACGTAAAGAACTAAACTTGTCACAGAAGAATCTTGCTGGGCTTTTAGGAGTCAGTGAGACTAGTATTAGACATTGGGAAGCTGATCGCGGTTTAATTGGTAAACCTACTGAGCTATTACTTCGTGCATTATATAAAGAGCATGTTCAAGGTGATGGCAAACTAAGAAGTATGATTGAGTCATTAAATCATCAGGAACGAACTTTAGTACCAAGTGAAATTAGTTTTTCATATGGAAATAACCATTCATGGCATCAAACCAATTGTGAAATAGCTTAGTTAGTTTTATTTGATAGAAACCACCTTCGGGTGGTTTTCCTTTATGTGACATTTAGTAACCAGTTTGTTAAAGTTAGTACACTTTATAACAAACGGTGAAATTCATGAAAAAAATATTGGCTGCGGGTTTAATTGGTCTTGGGTTGGTGGGGTGCGCTACTCCAGCCTATAATTATCAAGCTATACCTAAAAATATAAGCAAACCGCCAATTGGATCAGTTAATAAAGCATTTGTAGGGGATCAAATGCTTGAACAGGGAATGGTGGTTGATCGTGAAGTTCTAAACGTCCCTGAAAATATTAAAATTAGTTTTGCTTATTCACTTACTTCAGGCATTTACTTAAAAACAGGCAAAAATGAAAAAGGGCAATATTTTCAGCCATTCAACACTGTCAGTGGTGGGGGGATGGTTCAGAAAAACCCTTTAGCTGACCCATTTAAAGTAGTTATGTTAGATACTGAAGGTAAGCTCTGTGTAGTAACAGTATTTAATGCAAAAAACTGTACTGATAAACATCAAGCTACTATGAAGACAGTAGCAATTGCATCAGATAATTCCTTCCAACAAACATTAATTTATAGTGGAAAATTTGGAAATAAAATTAATGTCGGGTACCGTGAATTCTCAAGTAATCAAGCACGTCCTGCATTCAATAATGATGTTGAATATGATTTAAGCCAATCTAAGCAAATAGGTTATAAAGGTGCTTTATTGGAAGTAATTGATGCCACTAATCAAGATATTACTTACAAAGTTTTGAAGAACTTTAACAAGGTAGATTAAGATGAGTGCACCACAATATAAACCAATGAGAGAAAGTGAAGTTTGTAATGCTATCGGGTGGGTGTTAATAGCTCTTGGCTTTATCGCAGGTTTTTTATTTATTCTTGCATTTGGTCGAATTGAAGTAGCTTCTTACTATGGTAAAGAAACGGTTTGGTCTGGAGTTATGATAGCAACAGGAATCGGAATTATATTTAATGGATTCCTTGCAGGCTACTTATTTCAAAAAGTAGCTAGTATTCTTCGTTACCATGAGAATAAATAATATCTTGCATAAGCACCCTAGGATGCTTTTTAAAATTGGTTTAACTACCCTGCTTGGTAATTATATTTAACTTAAAAAGAACTACCCACTCATTGAGTGGGTTTTTTATTGCCTAGAGGAAAGTAAAATGGCACAAGAATCCCGTTTGGTCATTGTTATTGATTCGCAAAATGCTGAACGTAATGCGCGTAATCTAGGCAATGAACTTGTTAGCATTGAACGTAAAGGTGAATTTGCATCTAAGTCTATGGACAGCTTGTCTGTAGCCACCAGAGCTTTAGCTGGACACATGGCTGGTTTATTAACAGTAGGTTCAGCCATTTCAAAGATGGATACATATACTGGATTACAAAATCGCCTTAAGTTAGTCACTAACAATCAAGTTGAACTAAATAAAGCAACGGAAGACACTTTCCGAATTGCTCAAAAAACCTATTCAGCTTGGGATTCTGTGTTACAGGTTTACCAGCGTTTTAGTGATAATGCCAAAACTTTAAACCTCACAATGGATGACACAGCACGTTTAACTGAAACAGTTTCTAAAGCTGTAGCAATTAGTGGTGCAAGCGCAGAAGCTGCTGATGCAGCTTTAGTTCAGTTCGGGCAGGCCTTGGCTAGTGGAACGTTGCGTGGAGAAGAACTTAATTCTGTAATGGAGCAAACCCCAGCACTAGCAAAGGCTATTGCTAAAGGTATGGGTATTACTGTAGGTGAATTACGTTCAGTAGCAGCTGAAGGAAAAATTACTTCACAAGAAATTGTAAAAGCGCTTAGAAATGTAGAATCTGATGTTGATGCTCTTTTTGCTAAAACAGATATCACAATCGGGCAGTCTCTCACACTCCTAAACAACGAGATCACAAAATTTGTTGGCGAAGCAGGTAAGGGAAGTGGTGCGGCACAGGTATTAGCTGGATCAGTTCAAACTCTTGCAAGTAATTTAGATTTAATTGCTGATGGGGCTTTAGTAGTTGGTATTGGATATATCACTCGTGCAATTTTGATGAAGAGCGCTGCTATTAAAGAGGGAATGGCTTCAACTTTAGCGAGCCGCCAAGCATCTGTATTAAATGCTCAAGCAGAATATGCAGAAGCTACCGCTGCTTTGAATGCAGCAAAAGCTCATCTCGCGAATGTGCGAGCAACAAATGCAGAAACCCAAGCTAAATTTGGCGCAACAGCGGCAGCAACTCGATACGCACAAGCACAGGCAGCAGTAACTGCTGCTACAAATGCACAAACAGCAGCTCAAATTAAGCTAAATACTGCAACTTCAATTGCAGGGAGACTAGCTAAAGGGGCGTTTGGATTAATTGGTGGGTGGGCTGGAGTTGCAACATTAGGAGTAATGGGATTAGCGGCAGCCTATTCTTATTTTAATAATAAGGCAGAGGAGGCAAAGCAAAAGCTTGCTGAACAAGCTAAAGTTGCTGAGAAAGCTGATGAGGAGTTAAAAAAATTAACTGGCAATGATAAGGCTAAAGCAGTTAATGATTTAACTACTGCTTTTAATGCACAAAATAAAGCATTAGAGAAATCATCGCGTGCTGTAGGGTCTGCATTAATTGATATCGAGAACTATGCACGAGGAAATAGGGAGGTTGAAAAAATTTCCCAAGAAGCGAGAACTGGAACTATCAGCTATACAGAAGCCATTGAACGTCTAAATAAAATTAAGTTGCCTACAGATCTATATGAAAATCTGAAAAAACAGGCTGCGCAGTATGATGACAATGCATCTAAAGCAAGTTTATCAGCTGAGAAACTTAAATTATTAAGAGTTGAAGTGAAACTTGGAGGTAATGAAGCACAAAATGCGGCAATTCAGCATCAAAAACAAGCGGATGCTTTAGGAAATACTGCTACTGAAGCAGAAAAGGCAACTAAGGCTTTGCAAGATTATCAAGCCAAGCAAAAAGATAGCGTTATTGATTCAATCTATAAATCAGGTTGGCTTGATAAAGGTTACACTGTTGCTCAAGCTAATGCCATTTTAGAACTGCAAAAAGCTAAAGGAATGAGTGCAATTTTGTCTAAAGATGAAATTGATAGCGCACTTAGAAATCTCAAGATCATCGAAGAACAACAGGAGCGAGAAGATAAATTAACTGAAGCTAAAAGAAAGCAGACGCAGGAAATTGAAAAACAAGCAAAACTTACTAAACGCTTGGTCGGTATTTCCGGTCAATCCGGTATTGGTACTGGTCCACATCTTGACGTCCGATATGGTGGCTCATTGTCAGGTCAGAAAGTTTCTAATGAACATCTGGCTCGATTACAGGCGGGAGGAAAACCTTTAACTTCCTACAAGATCAGTTCTAATTATGGTCCACGAAAAGCCCCAACTAAAGGGGCTTCTTCATTTCATAAAGGTATTGATTTTTCAATGCCTGAAGGAACACCAATCACGACCAATGTTGCTGTGAAAGATATCAAGACATGGTATGACAGCAAGGGAGGTGGTTATGTCAGTGAAGTGATCTTTGAGGATGGAGTGTCTCTTAAGCTTCTACATCAATCTCCCAAGATGCAGAGCAAGGTGAAAGGTGGTGCAAGTAAAGGAAGTGATAAAGCAGCTGGTGATATTCAATCTCAACTTGAACGTCAACAGGATTTGCAACGGTCACTTGAAAATGAGGTGGCTAGTGAAGTCGGACGGATTAACAATAATAGAAAGGCAAGACTGGAGGATGTTGATAAAGCAAACTTTAGCCCGGAACGTACTGCAGAAATAAAGGCGGAAATAAATCGTCGTGCAGATAATGATATTGCTATAGCCAAACAAGCCCTTAGAACGAAATTGGAAGACTATAAGGAGTTCCAGAAAACCGAGGAACAGTTACTAGAAGAGTCCTTTAACCGTAAAAAGTTCAATGCAGCTCATGACCTTGAATTAAGTAAGTTTGAGCAGAAGCAAGCTGTTGAATTGCTGGAACAGCAAAAACAGCAAGAGTTAGGGTTATTAAAACTAGCTCAGGAACAGCGGTTGTTTCAAGCCCGTTTATCTCTGCTTTCTGAAACGCAAGCCATGCAGGAACGTTACAGACTCGAACGGGAGGAAATTCTTAAGAATACCAAGCTTTCTATAGAAGAGCGGCAAAAGCTAATCGCATTATCTAAAGCCAATCAGGATAAAGAGACACGCGATAAAGTGAATAATGCTGTTCAAAACTGGGGTGGTATCCAAGCGGATATGAATGGTACCGGAGAATTTTTCAGACAGGATCAGGAACGATTTAGCCGTTTAAATGCTGCAAATGATTTAGCAGATAGTCAATTTGCTGCTACTGATCTTGATGAAAAAAATGGTTTAGATGTTCTAAATGCACACATGGAAGCAGGACTCATCAAGCAACAGGACTTCGAAAACCGGAAAACAGCTATCATTCAAGCTGCTCAGGACCAACGCAATCAGATCGCTGCCGAATATGCTCAGAATGCTCAGGATATTGAAGATAAGTATCACCAAGATCGATTGAATGCTCAAATTGCTCTTGGTGGCCAAATGATGGGTTCACTCACATCGATGTTTGGTTCAATGTTTGGCGAGCAATCAAAAGCATACAAGATCATGTTTGCTGCTGATAAAGCTTATGCCATTGCAGCTGCAGGTATTTCTATTCAGCAAAGTATTGCAAAGGCGGCTAGTGTTGGTTTTCCAGCAAATATCCCATTAATTGCAAGTGCTATTGCACAAGGTGCAAGCATCATTGCAAACATCCGGGCAATTAAAGATCAAGGCTTTGCTGACGGTGGTTACACTGGATCAGGTGGGAAATATCAGCCTGCTGGTATTGTCCATAAAGGAGAGGTGGTCTGGTCCCAAGAAGATATTAAACGCTGGGGCGGTGTTGGCTTAGTCGAGAAAATGCGTAAGAGTGCAAACCCTGAAGCTTTTCTCAATAACAATGCCTTGGCAGATAGTGTCATGCGCCGTGCAATGATGAGCTCTAGTGCCTTTATAGAAAGCCAAAAGCAGGCTGACATCTTTAATCAACCGGTTCAAGATACTCAGATTATCTATAAGGGTAATAGAGACACACCTAAATTAGCTTCTTCTGGAAATTTAGACTTATTCCATGATGGCAAGGTCTACTTCTCATCCAATGGTTTAGTTCAGGATCGTTCAAATCTGGATGATGTTCAGGACTTTACTTTAGGAAGTACTTCACGCCCTCAAGCTGAGATGATGCCTTCAATTGAGCCAGCTTCACCGACAATCAATTTCAAAATTGAAGTGATTAATCAGGTGAGTGGGGCGACAGTTGAAGCCGAACAACTGGACGAGCAAACAGTCCGGATCATTGTTAAAGATGAACTGGATAAGCAGCTTCCAAGAACGGTACCTAAGCTTGTAAGTGATCAAATCGCAAATCCAAACTCAACCATTAGTCGGTCTTTGACTGAGAATACGACAGCGAGAAGAAATCGTACTTAATAATTTGAACCCTTTTCGGAGGGTTCATTTTCATAATATTTAAATTTCAAGGTGATAGAGTCTGTTGGCATTAAAATTGATGGTTAAGACATGAAAAAAATAATTGTAATTTCTACAACACTTTTAGGCCTTACGGGATGTGCCATTCCTGCGGTAAATAATCTCGTAAGATCCACAAATATGTATCAGGATGATGTTTCGGGAAATACTGCAAATTTAAGGGTTTATAGAAGTAATATTCCCATGGTGCAGTTCTATATTACTTATCAAAATAATGAGGGTGAAAAAATTTCAAAAAACCTAATAACTAAGCAGATTTCAAATAATTTAACAAAGTATGGCTCTATGCATGAGCCCAAAAAATTAAATATGCCTAAACCCACAATCAGTTTAAATAATGGTGAAGAGTTTTTTGAGTTTAAAGTACCCGCAAATAAGAAGTTAACTTTCAGGCTTACTTCTGTTATTGGGTCAACTACTATGTATAGTTGTGATGTAAAAATGGACTATCAGTTGGAAAGAAATGGAAATTATGAATTGATCCGTTTAAAACAGATCAAAGATTTTGTGAATCCAGCTTTACTGACTGAACCATCTCAAGATGAAGCCTACTGCAAGTTTGTAGTAAAAGAGATTTTTGAAGATGGTAAAGAAACTATTATTAAATCGATTTCTTAATGTTAAATCGTTTTTGTAATTAATTTAAATATCTAAACCTTATTTCATCAAACCACCTTTCGGGGTGGTTTTTTATTACCTGAAGGAAAGTTATGTACAAGTTAAAGCTAAATCCTCAGACCAGCGGCTATGGCGTAACACCGGGTGATGATGTGAAACGTCAGCAGATGGATGGCGGTCGTGGTCGCTATTACATCGATGTGAAACGTAACAGCCACATTGTTGATGTGAACTGGAACTTAAGTAAAACCGATTTCAATAAAATGATGGCTTTCTGGCGGGTCTACCAGAACAAACCAGCCTCATTTTATGCGGATTTGGTGATTGATCAGGGAACACGTCAGCAATATCTATGCAATTTCATTCCAAACTCGTTCAAGACCAATGAAGTCAACGGCAACTTATATCGTGTGAACGCGCAGCTCGAAGTTGTTCAAAACCAGCCTAACCTGAATGCCGATATAGCATTAATTAAAGATTGGGAGGTCTAATGGATAACGAATATGCCAAGTTCTTTTTCAATCGGAAAGTTGATGTCTATCAACTGGAGTGTATTGAGCTATCACATCCTTCTTTTATGAATACTTATCGGGTAGTCCGTAATGATGACCGAGGTGTCTATGTACAACATAAGGAAGGATCCGGTCAGGTCTATTATGAGTTCTTGCCAGTCTCTATACAAAGATCCGGAATGCTTGGTGATCTGGACCAGACATTAACCGTTTCTATCTCTGGTCTAGGTGATGTGATGCCTGATGAGTTTGAACGGGTAATCGAAGGGCAATATCCAGATGTAAAGCCAACCGTAAATTACCGGATTTACAGTTCAGACAATCTGAACTCTCCAATGTTTTATTTACTTGGACTGCAACTCTCAAGTGTCGCCATGAACCATAAAGCTGTGACATTCAAGGCTGAATCACCACGATTAAATACCACTAAAACTGGGGACATTTTTGCACTGGATCGCTTTAGTGGTTTGAAGGGGGCTATATGAAAAGTCATGATCATTTGCTCGATAGGCAATATGACGAGGATCACTACAACTGTGTTCACTTTGTTCATGAAGCTGCAATGGACCTATATGGCATAGATCGGGCTGAAGCGCTTGAACTCTTTATGCAGCCTAAGGGCAAAATTACTTTTTTATCTTCACGGTTAAAACTTTTAAATCCGCTACCCATGCCCAAGGAAGGCTGCATAGTCGCCTTCCATCCGAGACAAAGAAATAAGCCCCCGCATGTGGGGCTTTTTCGTGGGCAAAAGATTCTTCACCTCATGGAAAGCGGAGTCACTTATTTGCCTGAAGAGGTTGTGATGGAAATGGGGTTTAATCGGGTCAGTTATTATGATTAAAGTTATTTATAAAAAAGACGCTTTGTCTGAAGAAAAGACAATTGAGCAGGCTCAAACCATTGGGCAATGGCTCACTTCAAAATATGAACATATGCCTGAGCATGTCCGTATCTTTCATACTACAAGCAATATGGATCATGCCGAAATTTCATTTGCGAATGAAGTCACACCAAAGAATGCATATGACTTAAAGCAGCTTGATTTCTTACCGGGCACTTTTATCGTAGTTGAGAACCCTAAATGGGTCGCGGCTATTGTTTCGATTGTGATTAGTATTGCGATCGCATTTTTAATGCCAACGCCATCAATAGCACAAACGACTCAAAATACTAACCAGTCTTCTTCAGCAAACAATGAACTTTCTAACCGGGAAAACAAGATCCGGGTGAATGGTCGTATTGCTGATAACTATGGAGCTGGGTGGAATACTCCCGACCTAATCGCAGTACCTTACAAGGTATATGAAAACAACGTTGAAGTTGAGCATGTAGTGGGCTGTATTGGGCGTGGACACTATAAAATCAATGGAGCTTATGACGGTGAAACCAATATTGTCGATATTGCTGGCGCATCGGTAGAAGTCTTTCGACCAGGTGTAGATATTGTTTCAGGTGAGCCATATTTCTCGCTTGGTACCGAAATTACCACGCCGCCACTAACGGTTCAGCATCAAACTTCTGTTAATGGCCAAGTTTTACGTCCTGCTGATACACAATCTTTAGAAGGTACGAACTACCTTCATTTTGCATATCCAAACGAGATTCTTCGGGCAACGGCAAACAACACAGATTTAACCACTAAGTTTGTAAGTAATGACCGCGTAGAAATCACCAATGCCTCATTCACGTTTAATGGCCAGACTTTTGATTTAAATGGTACTTATAGCGTTCTATCGGTAGCTGATGACCGTATGACGTTATCAAATCCGGCGGCCGTTAATGCTAACTGGTTAAAGCTTAAAGAGTTAAATAACCAACAAACTGCAGCTTTGTCACCAAAGATCAGTTCAATAGGTGAAAAATGGATTGGTCCATTCATTCTGGACAATGTTGAACGTAGCCGGGTGCTGTGTAATTTTGTGGCCACCAATGGACTTTATACCGTTTCTTCAGGTGGGTATCAGGCCGCTGTTAATGTCACGATTGAAGTTGAAGTAACACCGGTAAATGAATCTGGTGCAGCGATTGGTAATCCGATGCTGAAGCAGATCATTTTGAAAGGTTCGGCAAAGTCACGTCAGACCGTTGGTGCAACACTTGATATGGTCACGTTTCAGGGGCGTTGTAGTGTCCGTGCACGCCGTTTAACTCCGACTCCGACAGTCACAACAGTTGTTGATGAAGTAAAGTGGCAGGCGCTTTACGGTGCTTATCCTTTACAAAGCACAGTGTATGAACATGAAACGGTTTTTCGTGCGCGTACTTATGCAACCACTGGAGCTTTATCTGTTAAGTCCCGCAAGATCAATTTTGATCTTCAGCGAATGTTGCCGACTTATAAAAACGGGGCAATGACAACAGAGCTATATCCAACGTCTAGCTTTGCTGATGCTTTGGTATCTATGGCACTCGATGACAAGATTGGCCGCCGTTCGATCGATGAGATTGATCTTGAAAACATCTATCGGACCTATAATGATGTAGTTGATTATTTTGGTACGCCGCTAGCGGCTGAGTTCTGTACTACCATTGATGATACGAATCTATCTTTTGAAGAGCTGGTTACCAATCTTTGTGATGCGGTGTTTTGTACTGCATATCGGCAAAACAATAAGCTCAAGCTTTATTTTGAACGGCCAACTGATAACTCGGTAATGCTGTTTAACTTCAGGAATATCATTCCGGATAGTTACAAGCATGACCTGACCTTTGGCGTGATGGATGACTACGACGGACTGATCTATGAATACACGGATCCGACCGACGATAGCCGTATCAATATCTATTTACCGGATAAAGGAGCCAAAAACCCAAAAGAGGTGAAATCTGTTGGTGTACGAAACAAGTGGCAAGCGCATTTCAATGCATACCGGATTTGGAACAAGATGCGCTTCCAGCGCAAATCCATTACCTTTGATGCGGCACCAGAATCAGAATTACTGGTTTTACGTGACCGGATTGCTGTAGCGGATTATCGCAATGGTATTCATCAAAGCGGTGAGGTGGTACAGCAAGAAGGTTTAGTCCTCACCTTAAGCCATGATGTAGATTTCATTGCAGGCAAGAGCTATGTGATTTATCTGCAAATGGCGGATGGCACAGTGGACCTGATTCCTGTTACACCGGGTTCAGCCAAAAATAAGGTGGTTTTAGGGCGGTTGCCGAACGGGGCCTTAAAGCTAAGTCCTGATGATTTTGTAAATACCATCTATACAGTAGTTAATGATGATACTAAAGGTTCATTGCCTTATCTGGTTGCAAAAAGAGAACCGGTTGACCAGTTCTCTAATACTATTACAGCAATTAATTACGATGAGCGCTATTACCTCAACGATAAAGACTTTATTGACGTGCCGGTTGATGATTCTCCAATTTACATTCGATATGACCAGCTGGATATTAATCTGGCGCGTTTATATCAGATGCAAAGAGGGGATTTGCCAACGACTGGCGAAATCAGTTTTGTAGTTGAATCTGGTGCACTAGTTTCTAGTTCGAGTTCTTATCGACCGGAAACCAGATTTGTCTATAAATTCGACTACAACTCCAGTCCGCCGAAACAGGAATTTATTGCCCCTGCAGCGACTGAACTACCCGCCATTGATACTGGTGAGTTCCCACCTGATCTGGTGGTAAATCTGACTATTAAAGGTGCTGTTGTTGGGCGTGGTGGTGATGGCGGTTTACCTCATTTGGCATTTGGCGCATGGGAGTCCGATCCGGATTACAACTTTACTAAAACCCGACGTGATGGGTTTCAGGGAGCACCCGGTTTATTGAACCGGCACAGCAAACTAAACCTGATTATTGATGGCGGCACTCTAGCTCGAGGTGGATCTGGTGGTGGAGCAACACCAAGCGGTATTTACACTGGGTTGTCTTATGGTGTTCAAGGTATTCCGGGTGGAGCTGGTGCACCATTTGGACGGGTCATGACAGGCCAGCCAATTTCAAGCGACTCACAAGATTGGCGCTGGTATTTTGGAAGTTACTTCAATGTCTTAAAAATTACTGATGCCGAAGCTTCGGTACCCGGAAAAGGCTACCGAACCCAAAATGACCGTTATGGATCCCCATTATCAGGTGATGGCGGAAACTGGGGCGAACGTGGTACCAAGTCTACTAATGATGGAACATGGAACTGGAAATACCATGGCACAACTGAAGGTCAGCCGGGGCCAGGTGGACCTGCAATTGTGGGAGTTGCACCACTGACAACTCAATTGATTAATGGAGGGAAAATCTTACAAACCCTTTAAACCTTATAAGAACTTTGAGCACCCAATTCGGGTGCTTTTTTATTACCTAAATTTTCTGGAGAAATTAATGGAACCAGTTTCCACTAGCGGTTTTACAGCACTTTTAAAATTATATGGGATTGCAATCATGGTGACTTTAGCAGTCGGTTTGGTTGCAGCAGTTGTATTAATGACTCGTATGCCACGCTCACCACAAGAGTGGGCAGTTGGTTTGATCTGTACGGTTGTATCAAGTTTGGCTGGCGGCTCATTCATTATTGTGAAGTGGGGACTTCATGAATGGGTTACTGATGTATGGGGGATGATTGCTCTAGGTGGGTTCTTCTTTGTTTGTGGTTTACCCGGTTGGGCTTTAGTCCGTTGGATTTTTAATTTTATAGATAAACAGGAAGGTAAAACGATCGTTGAAGTGATCAAAGAGTTTAAGAAAGCCAGAAAAGACATTGAAAACAGCTAATGCCGCCTTCGGGCGGTTTTTTACATCTGAAGGAAACCGAAATGAACATTGAACAATATCTGGACGAGTTAATTAAGCGTGAGGGCGGGTACGTAAACAACCCAGCAGATCGAGGCGGTGAAACAAAGTACGGTATTACTGAAGCAGTAGCACGTACTAACGGCTTTAAGGGCAACATGAAAGATTTACCGCTTGATGTGGCCAAAGCCATTTATAAAAAGCAGTATTGGACAGATCCGCGATTTGATCAAGTGAATGTAATTAGCTCGTTAGTTGCTGAAGAGCTTTTAGATACTGGGGTAAATTGCGGTACCGGATTTGCAAAACCACTCTTACAGCGTGCTTTAAATTTGCTGAATAACCAAGGTAAAGCAGGTTGGCCAGATTTAACAGTTGACGGAATTTATGGTCCAGCAACTCTTAATGCACTCAAAACTTATCTGGCCAAGCGTGGAAAAGACGGCGAAAAAGTCCTGGTGCGTGTTCTTAATATCATGCAAGGGCAACGTTACATTGAAATCTGTGAACGCAATCCTAGCCAGGAACAGTTTTTCTATGGTTGGATCGCCAATCGAGTTGTTATATGAAAGTCTTTCATTGCAGACGATCAAAGATAGCTTTAACAATTACATTGCTGTGCATTCTATTTTCAGGATGCACAGCTCATACGATCAATAGCAATGTCAATGTCTCAATTTGCGCTAGAGCATTATAAAAAAAAGCCCTGAATGATCAGGGCTATTTAATAAACTTCAATTCACATACTTCTACAAAGCTCGAGTAGTCTTATGTTTGTTATTGTATAGCTTGATAATCCTCTATCTTTCATCCTAGGGTTGTGCACATACTTCTATCCTTAAATTGTGTAATGAAATTTCTTCTGTTGTAGTTGAGAAGCTTTTCAATCTGTTAAAAGAATCCAAAAAGCATCAAATGAATAAAGAAACTACTTATTTAACTTGAATCATCATTTTCTGTTTACTAATAAATGAAAGTGCTTGGATGTATAGGGATTGTTTTTTTAATGTTATGTTATAATATAACCTTTTCTTAAAAAAGGGGGGATTATGAAACCTTTGGCAGCTTTACCGTTAATTTTTATAGCAATTCAGCAAGTGCAAGCTGAGGAGAGAATTGCAATTTTAAAGCCTCTTGTTTTTAAGGCAAATGCATTAAAGGAAAAAAATTATGTGGTGGACAAAGAAAAAGTAGAAAGTTCCAATACAATAGGTGATGCTCTTAAAAATATAACAGGTATACAAAGTACTTCATTTGGACCCAATGCAGGTGCACCAGTTATACGTAGTTTGAGTGGAAATCGGGTTGGAGTAATTGAAAATGGAGAATTTATTAATGGAATGAATGCATTTAGTGGAAATATTAATATACCATTCGATCCAATTTTTATAGAAAAAGTGATAGTGAACAAAAATACAGATAATATTCGTTATGGCGGAAATGCAATAGGCGGGAGTGTTCAAATAGAATCGGGTTTAATTCCTAAAAAAATTGAAGAAAAGCCAAACAAATTAGATATTGTCTTTCGGAAAGGATTTAATGATTTTGATGTAAAGGGGTTCAATTTTAACATCAATGATCAAAAAAACTGGTCTACAAATATAAGATATTCAGAATATGAAATTTCTTCTTATAAAATTCCAGGAAATAGTAAAGCCAAATTATGTGAAGACCAGATTTTTTCAAATTCAGGTGGGATCAATAGTGCATTAGCAGCTTCCTGTCAAAAAGATAGTAGAGTCCAACATATTTATAACAAGTCGTCACAACCATACATAGATAAATTTATGACTGAGAATCCTGATTGGGCAGATGGCGATTTTTCTTTTTATACAGATAAGCCCACATCTATATGGGGAGGAAAAACATATATAAATCCAAAAAATCCAGAGTACATACCTAATACTCCGCAAAATACAATAAAAAAGATCAATACGGATGTTACACCAAATTATTTTAAAAAATTAGGTAACAGTTATGCTCAGAATGAGAATATTGGGTTTGGAACAACATACTTTTTTGATAAAGGTTTCATTGGATTGAGTGCAGATAAGAAAAAAAGTGAATATGGTGTACCAGGATTTTCATTACAAAATCAATCTTTTGCTGATTCTTATGAAACATTACCGGTTGGTGTGAAAATAGATCAAAATCGTTTTGTATTAAATTCCAATTTTATCCAACCAATTTCCTCTGCAGAAGAGATAAGTTTGAATTTTCAACAGCTTTCTAATAAATCTGGAGAATATGTTGGTACTGCAAAAGCTAATGAGTATAAAATTGATAATCAATTAATTGAATTAATAATGAAACAGTCATCCTTTAAGGGATTAGATGGGATACTTGGTTTTAGCCTTAAAAATAGGAATATCGAAGGAAGTGGTACTCAGCGCTATTTACCTAATGTAAGTACTATTAGTAAAGCTATATTCTTACAAGAAGAATTAAATATCAAACAATTTACTTTAAATACGGGCTATCGTTTTGAAAGAATTGAACATGAGCTTCAAGATAATGATTTTAAACTAGCAAGAAATGCTAGTAATTCAAGAATAGAAAATAGAAAATATAATTTAAACCAATATTTTATCGGAGGAGAATATAAGGTTAATAATTTTATAAATTTAAAAGTTGATTATGGTATTTCAGAAAGAGCACCTGAAGTGAATGAGCTCTATTCAAGTAATGTTCACTATTCTGTTATGGCACAAGAAGAAGGCGACCAGAATCTCAAACCAGAAAAATCTAAAAGTTTAGAGTTAGGTATGTTTTTGAATTGGAATAATTGGGTCATGCAACTTGTTGGGTATCAAATGGATTTTGAAAATTATATGTATTTATCTCATTCAGGTGTTGCTGTGCAAAATCGATTACCTTTAAAATACTGGAAACAGACAGACACTGACGTCAAAGGGTTTGAAATTGATTTAATTTATGATTTTAATCTAGCTCATATTGGGAATATTAAACTAGGTGGTTTAGCTGATTTTGTTAAAAATAAGGCTGTTAATCCTACAGATATAAGGTTAGCTAATGATGGAGTTTACCTACCAAATATGCCTACTAATCGTTATGGCATGTTTCTTGAGTGGAGAAATGATTCTTGGAAAGGTAAAATTTCAAGTATTTACTACGATGAGCCAAGATATCTAGGTAAGAATGTAATACAGGAAGTTCCTTTATCTGGTTACAACTTACTTGAATTTAAGATAGATAAAAAATTAAAGATTAAAAATGCTTCATTTGATATATTTTTAAATGGTACAAATCTGCTGAACGAAGAGGCTAGACCACAAAACTCTCCTCTAAAATATATTGCCCCTCTACCAGGGCGAGCATTTCAACTGGGGATAACTATGCATATTTAGGTTGCTAAAGATATAAAGTTAGTTCTTATCTCCTGTCTTCAAATTTAGTAATAAAAATATAGTCTTAAAGCCGAATAATTAATCGGTTTTAAGATTTTAAAATAATCAATTATAAAGTTTAAAATTTTTTATTTATAAAATGTGTTCAAATAATGAACTGATTTTTTAGCTCAAGGAGCCATCGTCATATAAATAAAGAATATTACAAAGGTTCTTTTTTAATTTTTCTTTAAGGTATGGTATCTAATCTTAGCATTTTTTATATTTAATGGTTTTTAAAAATGGCACTTAATGTTTTTAAATTCAAAAAAATATGCAAGGATGTTACACTATTAAATTTTAATTTGCTTTTATCTATCTGGCTAGGTTTATTTCTGAATATAGGTTTTTTTAAAAAAATCCATCAACTTACACCTTATAATGGTATTAAGTCAGTTCTTTTCTTAGGGGCGACATTAGTTATTTTAATAGCGGCATATAATTTAATTTTTCAATTAATAAATTGGAAATGGACTGCCAAAATCTTTGCAATTTTATTGATATTTATTGGTGGCTTTAGCTCTTATTTTGTAAACACATTGGGTGTCATTATTTCACCCGACCAAATTCAAAATATGGTGCAGACCGATGTTTCGGAATTTACCGATCTAATCTCTTTACGCTTTGTTTTATGGACAGTTTTTTTTGTTATTTTGCCCATTTTTTTAATTACTCAAGTTAAATTTAAACAAGAAAAAGCATCACGGTTGTTATTGAAGAAAGTATTCTCACTGGTAGCTTCATTTGCAGTGGTCGGTGTTTTACTTTTTACTTACTATGTCGATTTCGCTGCAATATTTCGTGAGCATCGTGATTTAAAAGGGATGATTTCACCGCAAAATAGTATTTCATCGCTTATGTCTTACTATCATAAGAAGGCTCCGAAGAAAAATCTGCCTCTTGTGATATATGGACAAGATGCTCATCAAGTTCAGCAAGTACAAAAGAACCTCCCTAAGTTAATGATACTTGTTGTAGGTGAAACGGCACGTGCCGAAAGTTTCTCTCTAAATGGGTATGCAAAAAATACGAATCCGGAGCTTTCTAAACAAGATATTTTCAACTTTTCGCAAGTGAGCTCATGCGGTACGGCGACAGCTGTTTCTGTGCCATGTATGTTCTCGGGTATGCCACGTGTAGATTATGATGAGCAATTAGCTAGTCACCGCGAAGGTTTATTAGATATTGCAAAACGTGCGGGTTACCAAGTGACTTGGATTGATAATAACTCGGGTTGTAAAGGTGCATGTGATCGCGTTGAACAATACCAGATTCCAGAAAACTTAAAGAAAAAATGGTGTAAAGATGGCGAATGTTATGATGACATTCTCATTGACAGCTTAAAGCAGTATTTGGCTACTATTGCCAAAGATGATGATCGTCCGCGTTTGATTGTTCTGCATCAAGTGGGTAGTCATGGACCTGCATATTACAAGCGTGCACCTGAGGCATATCAACCTTTTAAACCGACTTGTGATACTAATGCGATACAGGGCTGTTCGCAAACTGAATTGCTAAATAGTTATGATAATACAATTGTATATACAGACCATGTATTAAGCCAAATGATTAATACTCTAAAAGAAATATCAAAGTATCAGACAGGTTTATGGTATTTATCTGATCATGGCGAATCAACCGGAGAACATGGTTTATATTTACATGGTTCACCTTATGCAATCGCACCGAGCCAACAAACACATGTACCAATGATTATGTGGTTCTCTGAAAGTTGGAAACAACATAATCTTGCTCAAGTGAATTGTTTAAGCCAACAAACTAAACAAAAGTTAAGTCAGGATAATTTATTCCCAAGTTTGTTAAGTTTGCTGGATGTAAAAACTCAGGTAGTAAATAACAAACTTGATATGTTGAGCCAATGTAAATAAATATATTTTTAATTTATATAAAACGAAGCAAAATAGACTTGCTTCGTTTTATAAAATGTATTGGTTCTTTTATATTTAAAAAATAAGAGGGCAGTCGTAACCCGGATAAACACCATTCTTATAGTCGAATGTCGGTTCGAATAGATCTAGTAGGTGAACTCGATCTTTATTTATAGGTTCATAGTTCGCGCACATACAAAGTAACCTCTTTATGATTTTCGAAATTACTTTTCCATCATAACTAATATAAATAAAAAGAGGGTAAATAATAGACTGTAGACGCTATTATTCACCCTCATGGTATATATCTTTAACGCCAGCTATTCGGAACTTTGAATTTACCTGTAGGCATTGGAGAACCCAGAACATACTTAACGTTGTAAATTAAACCAGGCAAAACAGTGTTTGGCTTTTCATTAAAGCAAACATAGGTATTGTTTCTGGATGGTTTAATTAACTTATATTGTGTACCAGCACTTGAGACATAATAGACACCATTTGGGGTAGTCTTAAGGCCAGCATCAACTTTAGAAATATTTTGATTGTAACTCTGGCTTGTATTGTTAATAGCTGAGAAATAACTACACCCTAGCGATTTAGATACTTCAGCAGCTTTACGTAATGCGTACTGGTTTGCTATCGATTTATGGGTATATCCGTTTACAGATGCGCGTACTTGAAAGACATTATCATCAATAATAGTGGCTTCAACGCCACCAGAAGCCCCCATTTCTTGATAAGGTGTAGTACAGGCTTGTAAACCAATTGTTGCTAAAGCAGCTAAAAATATCTTTTTCATAATTTATATAAAGTGATAAATGCGTCACATTAATTTTAACTATTTAGAAGAATTTTTCAATTACTTAAGGATTTCTTAAAACTTGAGTTCTAAAAATCTAGAATTTGGCCTGCCATTTTAAAGTTATCTAACACTTGAATGTGGTGGTTAATTAATTCTTGAGCCTGATTTCTCGATTCATTTTTCTCGAAATATAAGCGACTTTTGATTAATGCTTTTACTGGTTCAGAAATAATCACGTCTTCAATCATATTCATAGCTTTCTTTAAATCATCGAAAGAAACTTGAATATATCCATCAGTCACATCGTTATCATCATCGTCAGTGGTATGGTTAATTAGCCTTTTAATCGTATAGCTTCCTATGGCCAAGCTGTTCGCGATAGTGCCAAAGGTGCGGCGTAAATCATGGAACGTAAATTCGATACCAGAATTCTCAGTTACTTTGTCACGTGCTGCTCGGCGGTCTGAAATATGGGAAACACCATTTCTATCGGTAAAGACATATTTGTTATCACCGGCACGTTTTTTTCGTTCACGCATAATGTGCCAAAGGGTATCACCCATAGGTAGCAAAAGATCCTCATGGTTTTTCGTATTAATAATTTTGATGGTACCAAATTGAAGATCTACATTTTTCCATTCAACAGATTCTGCTTCACTACGTCTAAAACCAGTTAGAGCAAGTAAGAATAAAAAGTCTTGGTTTGTGTACGCTCTAAAATCGTTATTTTGTTCACCCATCCAATAAGTAGTGGCCACAGCCAATGCCCATGCTTCGCGCTGATCTGCACGAACATGGCCTTTTCTACGTTTAATTTTATTGAAAGCTTTTTCTTCTTTAACGATAACAACCGGGTTTTTTATATTTAGAATTTTATTCCCGGACTCATCCTTATACCTGCTAATCGTATGGTTAAAGAGAGCATGTAAAAATTTTGATGCAAGATTAGCTCGGGAAGGGCTTGCTTTCGAAAGCTTCAGATGACGATCAATAATCATTGCACTGGTGATTTGGTCAAGTTTTAAATCTTTCCAATCACTAAAGTAGTTTTCTATGCATCCGTCATAGGCAATTAAAGATGTTTCCGCCAGCTTTTTACGCAATTTATAGTATTGGTAAGCTTCACTAAGGGTAGGGACTAGCTTTTGTAAGGCATCATTTTGAATTGCTGAAGCTCGTAAATCACGCTTTTGCTTAACTGGATCTACACCTTCATCCATCAAGATAAGAAGCCGTTTAGCTTCAGTTCTGGCTTGTTCTAATGTATAGACGCCATGTTTTCCAATAACTTTACGTTTAGACTTGCCATTAGGCATTTTCTTTTCAGCAAAATAGCTTTTAGTTTTGCCCACACATAAGCCAAATCCTATAGTTACTGTATCTCTGTAAAAGATTTGTTTCTCTTCAGACAAAGGAATAGAGTCTATTACCGATTTAGTAAATTTAATGTGTTGAGCCATCTTTAAATTAAGCAATACAAAGCAATACCTAACGATACAATACAATAATTGTGAAGTCTATTAAGAGTCTATTTTGAAGGTTTGGTCTATTAAAAAAGAGAGTTTTAAGTAGGGGATTTTGTTTTAAGTTATTGTTATCTATTAAAAATAAATGCTCCGAAGATGCCGCTGCATGTCGTTACCCTTGAACCCTAAAGTTCAAGGTAATTTTGTAAATCTTTGCAACATTAGGCGACATTAAACAATATTATGCAACAATAAAAGCCTAAATAAATCATTATTTTAGTGATTATGCAACATTAAACAATATTATGCGCTATTTGGCTTTTATGGTTGTGGCTACATACTGGCTACACGGCTACATTTTTAATTTTTTAGGCTACATCTTGGCTACATTTACAGGCATTAAAAAAGCGGCTTATGAGCCGCTTACATTAGACGTATTAGTTCCTTTTCTTTTCTTTACATACTCAATAACGTCTGACTTGATGTAAAGAACTTTACGTGGACTGACTTTTGTATAGGGAATTCCACCACCATGGGTTCGCTTTTGCTGCAGAAGCGAAGTTGAAACATCCAGAACCACGGCGACCACTTCTGGCGGAAATGGCTCATCATTTGCAGCTTCCCAAAATTCTTTTTTAAGTGCAGATTTTTCCTCTGGAGTCATGCGGGCTAATTTATTTAAACGTTTCATCATTACTCCTTACTTTCCGCTTTAACTTCTCGATCAAGACGCTCAATCTCCGCAATTAATAAAGCGGCTGCACGAACCAAATCTTGTCTTGGGCTTTTTGGTTTCCAGAAAGTATCAGCAAAAGGCCACCATCCTGCAGCATCCTCATCCATATACACTTCGGGGCCGAAATCTTTGCTGTTATAAACCCAACCTCTACTTACTACATGATCAACGTAACAAGATGCAGCTCGTGGCAATTCATTTGCTTCATAGAGATTATCAAATTCAGGTAAATACCCTTCTTTTATAATTTGGCGTTCTCTTTCATTAAGAACATCTTTGACAGCTTGACTGCTATATAATTCACTCATCCCTCAGCTCCCGATTCGCTTGCCACTTCAACCATCAAAGAATAAATAGGCGTGTAATGATCACGAGTCCCATCGCCCCAATGGAATCCACTATTTTCTAAACAGCTAACAACGCTGTCTGGAATCTCTTTCGGTACCAAACAGTAACCCTCTGGCACCGCCTGAGCTTTGGCTTTTTCTAGCTCTGCATCACGATGCTTTGCACATCTAAGCCAAGCATCCCAACGGCTATTCATGTTGCTTATTTCTTTCTGAGCAATTTCAGAAGGATTGTTTGATCTAGTCATAAACAGTTCATGCTCATTACTAAAAATAATGTCTCTTCTTCCTTTGTAATATTGGAAGGTATTCAGAAAAGCCTCTCTTTCCTTATTCAAATCAAACATCATTAGGCCCTCAAATATTCTTCTTTAGTCCACTCAACAAACTCTTTATAAAGCTGCTGCGCGGGTTTATTTAACCGGTTGTGATAGTCGATCGTTATGCGGCGCCAAGCGACTGGTACCGCATAATGTTTGGTTAGAAACATTGCTTGATCCATGCCTTGCCGGACTATTACGTAGCCCAGCAATTGCAAGTAGTACATAAAACCAAGCATGTGTTTTTGGCTCACTTTCTTGTACTGATCTTTCATGTTAGAAACCGTCCACTAATAAATAATCAGGGGGAGATTCTTGTTGAGTAGGTGTAGGATTCTCTAATTCATAGCGGCGTTTTCTCACATACCCCATTAGCTTCGGTTGAATCTGCGGATCTCGTGCAGCCACGTCTATTTCCAAAGCATCTAGCGTTGTAAGGTCTGGTGCAGTTTGGATTTGAACCATTAAAGAGGGTGGCTCATTAGCAGATGCCTTTTCTTTTTCTAGCTCTTCAAGACGTTTGTGAGTGGCGAGAAGGATAGGCTTCATTTGTTCGTCATCCCATGTGCGGGTATAACGATAAACCGCATTTACTTCTGCAGGTGTTTTTGACTCTTTTACACGCTGTAGAAGAGCATCTAATGCCTTCTGATATTCAGGATCTACTTTAGGCTCGTTAGTTTCTGGAACTAACAGATCCTCAGATGTGGTGACATTTGTTTGTTCGGTAATAACAATTGTTGGTTGAGTTTCTGCAGAAATAACGTCGCTAGGCTTTTCTGCTTTTGATTTTTTGCCTCGCTGTTTTTTGGGCTCTTCACCAAGGCGAACAACGCTAAGATCATTATTAATTTCAAAACCGAGTGCTTTTGAAAATGCTTTTAATTGAAGCTTGGCATTTTCTGCATCACGTTGAACAAATCCTCTTTTAATAGCTTCAATGAGTGCAGCAGTTTCAAATCCTATGATATAAATTGAAGGGAGATATGTATTGATAACAAAAACATCCTGACCCGCTTTATACTCATCAATAGTTAATGGCTTTGTGAATGTAATGCCAGCCAGTTCAATAGTTTCGATTTTGATGCAGAATTCAAAACCCGGTTTGCCAAAAACAGAAGCGGGGAATTGATCTAAGTCAGAAAAGTCCAACATGTCTCCAATAGGACGACAAAGAACAGTTTTACCTTTTTGAAGAGCTACAAATGCTTCAGCTGCAGTGATTAGATTATTCATGCTGTCATCCCCGTTTTAGCTAATGTTTCAATGTCTTGTTTAACTGCCTTAAGTTTTGCTGCTTCAATTTGAATAAGGGCATCGATACCTAAGTGCTCACATACTGTTTTTACGTCTAGGCCACGTTCAGCAATAAAGTTTTGAAGTTCGTCTCTTTGTTGATCTGAGATACCGTTAAATTCTGGTGGACTAATCCAAGTGCCACGTTGTTTATCAAACGTGCAATTCAATGCTTTAGCTCTCATTAACATTGCTTGGCGCATGTTCTGGTAATACATGTGTTCTTTATCAAGCGACTCAGTTAATTGATTAAGGTCACCTGCATGCTCTGCTTCCTCACAGCTTTGTTTCCAGTTTTCTAGCTCTTCTTGGGCTTTAGCTGCTGCAAGTTGTGCAGGCGTTAAGGTGTTAATGTGATCTTTAGCTTGAGTAATCAGGTCAGCCAAGAAAGTAGGGTGTGCTTTAAGATCAGGTACCCATACCTCACCGGTTTCACCGCCTAAAGCACCTGAGTTTTTCGCATGATGTGTAGGCGAAGGTTTGAAATTAATAACGCGGGCATTTTTACCTTCACCAGTAGTAACAGTTGTTAGATAACCCATGACATCTGCGATACGGTAAAGCTCGTTACGGTTTTTACCACCTAGATCTGGGCGGTAAATAATTTGATCACCGTTTTGATCTTCTGATGCGTGTGCAATGAAAACAACATCTTTACCTAAACTGATCAAAGTATTGATGTATTGCTTGAACGTTTGGTTCGCTAAACCTTGAGCCTTTAACTTTAAAGAGCCATCTTTTTGACGGTTATTTGCCGTAAGTAACAGATGGGTTTTAATGCATTCAAGCATTGCACCCACGGTATCAATGACTACGGTTTTATATGGTGCTAAGTCCTGCGGAGTAAGGTTTGCAACATCACTCCATTGTTGAACCTGTACAACCGCACCACGACGTAATTCACCAGTACGGTGAGCACCACGGTCAAAGTCAAAAGAAATTGCTTTTTCCGCAGTAAAGCCCATCGATGATTTACCTAAACCCGGATCAGCGTAAAGGTACACAATAATTGCTTGAACCAATAAAGTTTGGTCAGCAGTAATAATCGGTAAAGCCATTTTTCTTATCCTTATCTTGAGCCAGTGAAGCCGCGCTTAGTTTTATAAGCTTTGCGGTCACGTGTAGGGATGTTTGTTTCACGTAGCTTTATTGCGAGCTGCTTTCTGCGTTGGAAGTCGATTTCTTGTGTGAGTTCATTCCAAACTTTTGGATAGTCAGTTTGGAACTTTTCAACGTCCAAAGGTGTCTTAACTGAGTCCTTCACCTTGTAAAGAACTGAGCCATTAGCATTAGATGCGTACACTTGCCAGCCAATGCGAACTGAATACAGCCCTTTATCATCACGGCCTAAAAATGACTTGTAGCCGTCGGGGTGCTTTTTGAAATGAGTCATCTTTAAGCCTCCACCAACTTGTTACGTTCGATGAAGCCTTTTAGAAGGTCATTGATGTTGCGGATGTCTTCAAATTCGGTGAAATCGTTATATGACTTACCATTAACATCAGTAATTTCATTTACTGTGAGTTGAGTAATTTCAACAGCAGTGAATTCAGAACCCGGAACGCCGTAACTGTCTGGATGAGCTTCAAAATCAAAGCTAACGTTTAAACGGAAACTATCTAATTTGATTACGGCAACGCCAGAATGTTTACCTGTGATTTTGGCAGTTAAGACACCGTAAGTACTTGGTTGAGTCTTAGGGGTAAATAGAGAAGGGGCTTCTTTTGCTTGGAAAGCTGGCTGCAATTGGCAAGCAACTAAAGAACCACCAGAAATTGCAAGAGCAGCCATGCTGACAAATGCAAAGGAGTTGAAAAGGGTAGCTTTTACGTTCATAATTGATCTCGCAGTTTGCAAAAGCACATCGGACCTGGGGAGGGGCGGTGTGCTTTTTTGTTGTCTGTGAGATAAATATTAGGTAAACCTAATTATTAAGTCAATAGGTATTCCTAATAAAATTAGAAATACCTAATTTTTGTGCTTTAATAGACAAAAGAAAACCCACACGGGGTGGGTTGGGTGGGGTTACCGTGTTTTATTTTTTTGGTGATTTCAATTGTTCTAATTGGTGTTTTGCATGCTCTGCTATATTTGAATAATCCTCAATAAGAACTTCTAATAATTGCTCATTTTCCAAAATTGGCACAAACATCTGAGATATTGCTGATAAAAAAGTTGTAGTAGGCATTACTACGGTCACAGACTCATTAACTAGAGTATGAGTAGAATCCGATTCATCAGCCGATAAAGCACCAAAAGTTAAGCGTGTAGTGTGTGAATTCATTTTAATTTCTGCTATTTCATCAGCATAAATAGGTGTTTTATCTGATCTATTTATTTTTTTTGGCTTTGAAGATAGATCTGTAACACTATGCTGGATTTTATTGCTTGATAACATATTTTAAACCTTACTCAAAAGTAAATTCTTTGATTTCGATACTTTGTGCTTTTGTAGCACTAAACCAAGTGGTATGACTGTTAGAGCCAACGGCAATTTCACGAACTTGTGTATTTAAATTTGGTGTTGATGCTGTTAGAACTCTTTCTTCAAACAATATTTTTTTAACCTTTTTAAATGTTGCAAACTCTATTTGACCAGAATTCCATGGTTGGTATGGTTTGGTCATAGAACTATTATAAAAAGCAATATCAACATCATAACCAAGAGCATTTGCAAATGAGCAAATACTCTCAATAGTGAGGTTGGAGTCTCCTGACAATATTCTAGTTACTCTGCCTTTGCTAATATTGCAAGCTTCCGCCATTTCTGAGCGTGACTTCCCTGAGTGCAGCATAAGCGCATTGAGTGCTGAAGCCCATTGAATTTTTTTTACTTCAATTGCAGAAAAATTAGAGATTGTTTTACACATTACTTTTTTATTATTCATATTATTCTCTCCTGAAAACCTTTAGGATTATTGAAAAATGGTAGCAAGGCATCTCCAATCTCTTTAATTTTGGGGTTTTGATGTAGATTACTATCTTCACGTTTCGTTAGTATTCGTAGAACCATTATCGCTTTACTATGATTCATATAACACCAATAAATACGCACTGCACTTTTCCTAATTCGTAAGACATTAACATCAACTGTTTTGTGGGCATTTTGAATTCTGAAGCCAGATTCATGACATGCTGTACTCGAGTAAAACCCTTCTAGTGGTAGCCCGTGATATGCGTTTTCATTTAACTGAATTAAACCTTTTCGTGCATGTTTAGCACTTGCAGGATCGGACTGTTCTATACTAGAAATATCCTGATTTAAATAACAATTTCTAAAGTCTGCATAAGCCGAAGCATGAAAAACCCTGTAACTCTCATCAGTATCTTCAGGTAAAACCAATGGCTCTGGAAAACCAGTTGCCAATCTCGTAAAGTGTATATTCATGTTAGTTTACTTATAAGTCAACAATTTTGCAAAATACTGGTTATGGTTTTTGACGATTACTCATCATAAATTTGCGATTATTTACAAATTACTGTTTCATCTCCATGTAATTTTAAAGCGCAAAATCCCACAAAGCGGGGTAATAGCTGACATTAGTCAAATCCAAGACCTTGCTAACCTTGGATGGAAAGACCGACTTATCATCGGTCTTTTTTTATTATTTAATTTTCTGTCCAAGCTTTCCTTATTTTACCAACTGCACTACTTGTTCATTTGTAAGGACTGGAATAAAGACTTTATCACCAATGTCCTTTGAGAGGATCTTCACTTCTTCGGCTGTTAGCACCAAAGCTTCACCATGTTTCGCAGCATCATTGATGCGAGCAATAATCTGGTTGATTGGTCGTTTTGAATTGTCCATAAGTCTTCCTGTGATTAATGCGAATAAGGATGTTCTTGTCTGTGCTGACTTGGTGGTACGATGTCAGTAATAGCTGTAATGCTTTCTACCTCATCCATTTCAAAGAAAAATCGCTCACCACCATTCACAGAAAGCAAGCTTAAAACCCCGCCATTTATGCCAACAAATTCTTTAATTGTGCATCTTCCATCCTTCAAGCATACCTGAACAAACTCATTCGGCACGAGTTCCGCATCTGGATCACAAACCACATACCATCCATTACGGATAGCTGGAAACATTGAGTCGCCAGTGCCTTTAATACCATAGGCTCTTGGTCCTGCTGAGTGAGTTGGAACATACCCATCTCCAGCATTGCCTTCATAACCCATATCTGTGAAATAGCCATCCATGCCCATCTTTGAATAAGCCTTAACAGGAACCCAACGCTTAGATGATGGGATAAACGGTTTTTCGATAATTGTTGAAAATAAAAGAGCTTCATCACTATCACTAATGTTGTATTTCTTTTTGAACTCTTCGATATCCAGTTGTTTAAATTTATCTCTCGTGCTTGATTGAATCTCTCCCGTGCCAGATGCAAGCCATGAAGGATTAACATTCAAAAATTTTGAGGCACGTAATAAATTTTCACCTTCCATTGTTTTGGATTTTCCAGACAGCCAATCACTCACAGAAGGAGGTTTAACTCCTACTGCACGAGCAAGCTCAACACCTTTAATCTTTTTAGGTGGCAAAACTTCCATGGCATACCTAAGTCGTTCAGCAAGAGTATTCATACAACTATCCTCACAATGTTAGGAAATCCTAACATAAATAAAATTAGGTATTCCTATTGATTTAATATAAGGAATGCCTAATAATTAAAGAAAAATTAGGAGCACGTTATGAATGACGCACAACTTATAGACAAGCTAGGTGGTGTCACAGCGGTAGCAAGACTTCTGGGGATTGCTCCGTCATCAGTTAGTGGATGGAAAGCTATCCCCCTTGATAGAAAAATCAGGCTAGCAGTTATTGCTGAAGATCTTGGTTTAACAACACGAAAAGAGCTTTTCCCTGATAACTATCAAGATATTTGGATTGAACTTCGTCCCCAGACGACAAAAAGCAAAAACCTTGGATCATTAACCGCTTAGGACCTAACCATGAGCAAATTATCAGTTGATATATCTGCAAGCGCCAGAAATGGCGTATCCCGCATATTGCATGGTCTTGATATAAGCAATCAAAAAGAGATTGCTGAACAATTAAAAGTTGATCCAAGCACTATAACTCGACTTAAAACAGATAAGAAAAACAATGGCTTGAATGAAATTGAAATGTTTTGCGAGCTATTGAGTTTGCTTGGATTAAAAGTCGTTCCTAAAGATTATCAAAGCATTGATAAGGAACGTGTTGCTGCACTTTTAGTTATGTCTAAAAGCTGGATGAACCGTATAGAAACGGTGGATGACTTATTTCATGACGAAATCAGTGGTCAAAAAGAAAAGCTTGGATATTAAAAAACCACTACCTGCGGGAACAGGAGTGGTTAGGCATTCAAATGAGGTGGATCAAATGAACACAAACAATTTATCAGAACAACCAATCGAACTCAACTCACCAGATTTTTTAATAGGTGACGTTGTAGTACTTACTAAAGAGTGTCGAAGTTTTAAATCAAATGATTTGTTTGAAGTTAAAAACAAAACTTTGACTAGTTTATGGACCATCAAATCAGAGAATCATTTGATTCTAGTTTCTTCAAAAGAAATCCGCACAGCAACAGTTGCTGAACTTAACGCCAAACGCCGACTAACAAGCGCTGAGCAAGCATTAGCGGAGGTGTCATGAACAGCTTTACACAGCAAATCAAAGATTCTCGCCAGCAAAGTGAAATCCAATCTTTCTATGAGCCTGCATTGCGAGTACTTGGGCACCTATTTGAGGTGAAAAAGCAAAATTTACGTAACAAAGGTTATGACGAAAATAATGCAGCGGTAACAAAGATTGAATTTTCAGAGGCTATGGCTCGTCAATTTCGCATAACGCAGTGGTTAGCACAGCAGATTGTAACTAGCTTAACCAAGGCGTATTTGGTTGATTCTTTTGGAGGCTATGTTAAGCCAAAGGATGGTGAAAAGTGAGATATGCAGTAAGAAGAAAACAGGATATTTCCGTTTCCACCACACCGCTAGAGGTGGTGATTCCACTGGAACAACCAGTAAAGATCTATTCGGCTAAAGAATTAGCAGCCATGCCACTTTCAGTTATGAATGCCGCAATTGAGGCTCAGGAAAGATTTTATCAACTTGAGGAATTAACTCATATGGGGGGGCAGGCTATAGCAGTTCGCCGTCTTATGGAGGATGGGCACAAACTAATTCAGGTGAAAGAAAAGTCTCGCATTCGCTACAAAATCAACAACGAATTTATTCCTCCAAGAATTATTCGTCAGTTGGAAATGCGCGGATTAGTGAAGCTTGGAAGGGGTAAGTAATGATTATTATCACCCCTTCAAAGCCCCTTCGAACCCCCTTCAAAGGAGATAAATAACCATGCGTGACTATGGGAAAGTCTCACCACATTTCTGGACGGGAACTACGGGAAAAAAACTTCGTCAAACACCTGAAGGCTTAATTGTCGCTATGTATTTAATGACAAGCCCTCACGCGAACATGCTTGGCTTGTATTACATACCCCTTCTATATATTGCTCATGAAACTGGCTTGGGCTTTGAAGGGGCTTCTAAGGGGCTTCAAAGAGCCTGTGAAGCGGGGTTTTGTAGCTATGACGAAGCCACGGAGACAGTCTGGGTGCACGAGATGGCACGTTTTCAAGTAGCTGAGTCATTAAAGCCAGCCGATAACCGCTGTAAGAACGTGCAAAAAGAGTATGATTCATTGCCGTCAAGCCCTTATTTATCAAGCTTTTTCGATAAATATGCACAAGCATTTTGTATGACTCAAAAGCGTGGCGAAAACGCCAAAATAGATAACCCCTTACAAGCCCCTTCAAAGCCCCTTCGAAGCCAGGAACAGGAACAGGAGCAGGAACAGGAGCAAGAACAAGAAAATACTCACACACAAAACGCGGCTGAAAATTTTTCAGCGAAAGAAGAATCTTGGAAACCAAATCGTGAACTTTTGCTGAATGTGCTTAGGACTTCACAAGTGGGTGCACAAGCAGAGCAGGTTTTAGAAATGCCAAATTATGAATTTCATCTTGGCAACTTCAATGCTCACTGGGAAAACAAAATTGATCTCACTGAAAACCAACGAACTCGAAAGTTTGCAACTTGGTTAATTCAGGAATTCACAAAGTCGATAAGACCTAAAAAACAAAACTCACCAATGAAAACTGCACCAGCAAGAGACGTAAACAGTGCTTGGGGTGATTCAAAACAGTATGCACCAGCCACAGATGATATCGATGTAGGGGAGATGCTATGAATGCATTGAGCAAACAATTCAAAACTGAGCTGGTACAAACTAATCAGTTTTGCCCTAAACACAATGAGTTAATGGTTTTATTAATTGGTCGTCCAGTTTGCCAAACATGTGCAAATGAAGCGTATGTGAAATCACAAATTGAACACGCACACCAAGTCAACCTCATGGTACGCGAGAAACATTTTGCCGGAGCAAAACTCCCTGAGCGCCACAAGGAAAGCGGATTTAAAAATTATATGGTGAGTATCGATCCACAGAAAGAGGCTAAAGCTGCTTGCCATAAATTTGTTCAAGATTTTAATTCAGGGAAGAAGCGCAATCTGATTATGGTTGGGCGCACAGGAACAGGAAAAACCCATCTTGCATGTGCTATTGCTCGTAACGTTTTAGACAAGCGGAGTTATGTTCGTTACGTCACCTCAGAAGACATGGCAAATGAAATTGCCACTGCATGGACAAAGCCAGATGACAATGAAGCAAATGCAATTTTTCGCTTCACGGACTGTGATTTATTGATATTGGATGAATATGGTTTGCACGACCAACACGAGAGTCGATTGCAGCTCGTTCATAAAGTTTTATATGCACGTTATGACGAAAAAAAGCCGACAGTTTTAATTTCCAACATGACGCTTGAGTCTACAGAAAAGGCGCAAGGTTTGAAGGAAAACTTAGGGGACCGTTTATGGTCTCGGTTTCAACATGACGGTTTGACAGTAGTTGAATGTGACTGGGATGACTTGCGTTTTGGTGGGGCAGGATCATGACTAAATTCGAGATTTTAAGCTGTGGCTTACTCATTTCGTGTGTAACAGCAGTACTTTGCGGTGCGGTGGTTTTGTGGTGGTTGGCGCGTAAAGAGCTTGATGAGAAAGGAGCCAGCCATGAAAGCAACTAAATTGATTAGAGATAAAGGACTGCAATACGCGAAGGAAATCGTAGATTCAGCACCCGATAACGCAACTGAATGGAACGAGGGTTATGAGTTCCAATGTGGTCAAAGTGTAGAAATCAGCCCAGCAGATCGTGAGAAGTATTTTGTAGATTTGGTTGAGCTTAAACGTCTGGTGGAGTCTTTGAAAATCATCAACGATTTAGGTGGAGTTGAGAAGCTAACGCCTGCATTCATTACGACAGATAAGCATGTTGGTTACACGCATGTTCGCATGGTGGGAAATGGGAGATTGAGCTTTCTTGATGATTTTTGCGACTTCATTCCAGATGGTTCCATTTCAATTAAGCGTGTGATGACTGCTATCCGCGACCACGAATCAATATACGGAGGCGGTGAATCTCATGCCAACTAGATATAACACAGGCGAGTATAGCTACGATCTTGAATATCACTATGGAGATATGTCAGCAAGCATGGAGATGCTTAGAGCACGTTTAATTGAATTGTTGACTCCTCATCTGTCTGGCCGTTATGTGAAATGGAGAGAAGCATATTTCACAAGGTTTACAAAGTGCGGCGGGGATTCGGGGTGGATGTTTTGTGTAGGTCCACACGAATTTCATATTGATGGGGCGTTAAGGCGCTATTACTCAGGTTCTATTGATATTACCTACAACCAGAAAGATCGATATTTCTTGGTGGGTGAGAAAAAGAAAGTCAAATGTAAGGCTTGTAAGGGGTTTGGCTTCATTCGAGATGATGGGTGGGGGCATATAGATAAATGTGAAACGTGTGATGCAGAAAAAGGAGCCAGCCATGAGTGAGTTTAAAGAATACAAAGTTGGTGAAAAGATCGTATATCACAGCTTGCCGCATCAAAGATTGTTTTATGTCAAAGCTGTTTTGGACGACTCAATTGTTGTTCGTGAATGCTGGGATGAAGCAGGAGCTAAGTGTTTTAGTGAATTCCCTCCTTATGCAGATATTCGCCACGCCACCCCAGAAGAAATAGCAGCAGGCCACCGCATTGACAATGATATGGGCGACGACTTCCCCATAGAAAACCACATCAGCCCACTGTGTAAATCAAAGGATGTTTGAGATGGATAAACCAATGACATTTATTGAGTGGTGTTCTAGTAACGGAAAAATTCCATATTCAGTTGGCATAGAGGAGGCATATGAAGCTGGTCAGCAGTCAATGCAAGCGAAAGTGGAGGAGCTGCAACGCAGAAATCAGATGCTTAACGACAACATAAAAGAGCAAGGTCAAAAGCTCGTTTATCAAAACGAAGTGATTGAAACACAAGCTGAAAAACTGCTTGGTTTAAGAGATGAGAAAGCAGAGCTGCAAAAGCGGGTGGATCAACAAGGACTAATCATTGCAAAAGCTATGTCTATTGCATCAGACCTTCAAAAGAGCTGGTCAATGTTTGTGATTGGCAAGAAGTTAGAGCAAGCGCTCAAGGGTGGTGAGGCATGAATGAAAAATGGACCTACAAAGAGATGATGGCCCTGCGTTGTGCATATAACCATGGTGTAAGAACACCAGAAACACGAGCGGCAGCTTGCCTGTATGTGAAGTTGGGTAGAAATAAATTATTAGATCAATTCAAGAAAGAAAGTGAAGCAAAAGGTAAGGTGGAATGATGAATAATAAACCGCATGTATTACAAGCTTGTAATTGGAAGAAGTACACAATTGAGAATTGGTTAGAGCAATTTGGGGCATGGATTAATGAAGATAATGCTGAAACTTATTTGGGTACACGTAACACCTTAACTTACTTGATTGATTCTGTAGAAGGCGTAAAGCGTGATGCAAGAAAGCGCTCATTGCCACAGTGCAAAATCTCTACTGATGAGGCGAGAGCTGTAAGTGGATTATTGCGTGATTTACGAATGAACCCAAACCCAACATTACAAGAATGGCTAGATTTTGTAGTGTTGTATTACGTGCATGGGTTGAGTGAGGAAACTATTGCTGACATTAGCAAATGCTCACGTAACGCCGTGAGACAAGATTTAAAGTGTGGTATTGCCTATATTGTTGGGCAACGTAATACATTGCGGAGTAAATTAACCGAAAAACAAGCCAAAGTAAGAAAACCAAAGAAAACCCTTGACTTGGCGCCAATAGTTCTTTAAATTCGTGATAAGTGGTACGAAGTATAAGCAAGTGTCACTGATCTTAAAGAAGCTCGCCAAACGGTGGGCTTTTTGCTTTTATGCCCTACGAGCTTAGAACATTGGATTCCGATGTGCTGGACTGGATTTCTAGTCGATGCTTAAACGTAGGGCTATTTTTTTGGAGGTTCACATGCTCCGAATCATCAGGCAGGTATTCTGTTTTCATGTTTGGGAGTGTGAATCCGACATGTTCAATCAGAAAGAATGCAGAAAGTGTGGAAAGATTAAAGTAATTTAATTTACTATTGAGAATACAATGACTTATATTAAATCAAGTCGTTGCATTTCCAATTAACATGCCGCATTATTAATCAAATTACTTTATTAATGGTGTGGTATGAAACTAGTTCGTTTAGAAACAATTAGACTTAATGATGGTTCATTTGAATTGCAATTTAATGAGGATGGATTTACGCCATTTTATCCAAATACTATCAATGACGATGGTGTTGATGTTGCATCAGGTAAGGTTAATGTAGATTCTATTTACTATCATCATTTAGATAGAGATGACACGAGATATTTAATTTATTTAAAAGGCTACCATGGCAGAGTAGATGGCACAGAAATCCCAAGTCTTGAAAAAGCATTAGATGCTCATCTGCAAAGTTGAAAATTAAACTGAATTTATTTACAGCCCTGCATTTGCGGGGCTTTTATTTTTTACGCCATTCGTCTAATTGGATAAGACATCATAATTCTAGTGTGATTGATGCGGGTTCGAGTCCTGCATGGCGTGCCATTTAATTTAGAGAAGTGTGCTGCATAGATATAGCCTCTTGCCAAAGTGGATATCAAAGCTAAGGAGTAGCTCACTTCGTCTAAGTCAAATGGATTGGGGTGAACATGGATACAAACGAAGCCAAAAAGAATCTTGATAAATATTCGGAAGAGTTAAGCCGTTACCAGAACTTATCTCGTACTGGATTGAGTCTCGAAGAAATGCTTGTTATAGACCGCATCATAATGCGATTGAAAAACAAGATTAATAATTTACGGTCCATGTTGAATGCGTGACTCCAAACGATTAGCCGAAGTACGCAAGCTGCCATGCATGAGATGTGGTGCACCAGCACCAAGCCAAGCCGCGCATTCTAATTCTAGTAAAGACGGTAAGGGCAGATCCATTAAGGCTTGCGACTCTAAAACTGTTTCTATGTGTTTTTCCTGCCATCATTTATTTGATACCTACCAACTAGGGAGCAGACAGGAAAGCGAGGAGCTATTTAATAAATGGCTTAAGCGAACCAACGCAATGCTTGAGTCAGAACAAGATTTATTTTGATATGATTTAACCAACGTAATTGGTGTAAGGATTTACAATGGTTAAGCATGTTGATTATGAGGCTGTATATGACGGTGAGAATTTTTCTTTCATCAAAGTATTAATGGATGATGGTTCATATGACCCAATAGCTGGAACAAATGGGCCTTATGGCATCATAACTATTGTTGGATATGAGGTTAGGATTTCGTACCCTGAAAATCTCACACAAGAATTAATAGAGAAAATGGTAAACCAATTTACTAGAAAGAATTAAGCCACCCTCGGGTGGTTTTTAGTTTAATCGGAGCCGAAAGGCTCTTTTTTTGTGCCTAGAAAAAGGAAGCGAGAAATGAAAACCAACCAGAAAGGCCAAGCTGATGTGGTATTAGCCGCACTTTGCTTTCTTGCCATTTTAATTGTCATTGTTTTGATTATGTTTGCATGGCCTCACTATAAAGTGTGGAAGCAAGGCATGAATGGTCAAGCACTATTGGCAGAAGCAGAACAGTCAAAAATGATTCAGGTTCAAACGGCGCGAGCTGAACTTGAAAGTGCCAAGTTGCGTGCAGAAGCGATCAAAACTATTGGTCAAGCTGCAAAAGATTATCCAGAGTACCGCAAACAAGAGTTTATTGGTGCGTTTGGTGATGCTTTACGTGATGGCAAGATTCAACAAATTGTATATGTCCCAACTGAGGCAAACATTCCAGTTTTAGAAGCTGGTAAACGTCCCGTTGTGGATGAATAAGGTATAGGTGGGAATATGGAACCAGCAACATTCCCAATCAATAGTTATTCTGGGATTGTTCAGGTAATTAACTATCTGAACAATAACCACTCCAAAGCAGCCGCAGAAGGCAAACCTTTAGTCGTTAGAATCAATCAGAAGGAAGACGACAGGAGCGCCGCACAAAATCGGCTTTACTGGGCTTGGCTTGAACAGATCAGGCAAAAGACCGGTAATTCAAAGGATGATCTTCATTTACTTTTTAAGAAAAAGTTTCTTGCCCGGATCTATGTTGAGGGTCGGCAAGAGACTGCAGAAAAGTACATGGCTTTGCAGAACTTTAAAGATGTTATTCAAGCATTCGATGGACCTAAGCGCCGTCAACTTGAAAAGGATTACCAAGTTTTGGTCAATACCTTCATTAAAGACCACCTGCAAAGCAAGAAGGCCACCATTAAAGAATTCACCAAATATCTGGATAAGATCAACATTTATGCACATAGAGACTTGGGCGTGATGTTGATTATCCCGGATGACCTTAAGTGGTGTTATCAAAATGAGCAATGATTCAAATTTGCAAGACGTGGTGCTTAAGCTGATAGAGCAAAACAATAAGTTGATTGAACAGAATAGCTTGATCGTCCAAATCAATGCAGAACAATCTGCTCAGTTATCCGAAGTTCTATCAATGCTTGAAGATAGTGAACCAGCACAACGGTCAGGATCACTAGATGGGTGAAGACAATGAATAGAGGCCAGCCTTTCTTTGTAATTGATGATGATCTTCAAAAGTCGTTTGATAAAACCATTTTGTATTTGCAGGAACAGCATAGAACTCCTGAATTGAAGCGCAAAGAACTGGAGCTTGAATTAGTTAAACTGGTTCAAAGTTATCAACGTGACGGTTTGGATATCGATTGGATATCCATTGACTTACTTAATGGTGTAGATGCGCGAGTAAACTTAAATGAAACTCCAAACATTCAAGAACAAGTTACAGACGCTACAGGCACCCGCACAAACCCAGAAGAACCCTAAACAAAACAATTGGGGTTCTGGTCGAGGTGGCCGTCCGTGGCGCCGTCTTAAAGCTAAGATCCATTTACGTGATGAGTGGACCTGTCAATGTTGTGGCATCGTCACTAAAGACTTAGAGCTTGACCATATTGTGAATGTGGCAAGAGGTGGAACGGATGATGAATCAAACCTCCAGTCTCTTTGTGTTCCATGCCATAAAAAGAAAACCCAACAGGAGAGCCGGCAATGAATGATGATGAGTTGGTTCAAAAGTATTTAGAAGAGGATGGCTGAATGACTTCAAAACTAGTTCATGTGAAAGATGCAGACAAAGGCTCTGACATCTACTTTGATCCACAGGGCCTTGAAGGCGCCGTTTTTAATTGGAATGGACAGAAAGATTACAGCCAATACATTTATAACGCTATGTTGTATATGCGAAGCGGTAGTTTGATTTGTTGTGTTGTGAATGACGATGGCAAGAAGAAGATTCTTGAACATGTTCAGGAAGCACCATAATGATGCAAAAAATCCAGCAGGCAGGGGGATGTCAAAACTTCCAAGCCCTTCGCCGTTGGACACCGCCCCCCATCGCACGCACAAAAAAAATTCCCTCTCAGAAAAAGTTAAAGCAAAAAGTTAAAATCAAGTTAAAGGTAGAGCAATGGCATTAACAGAGAAAATGGAAAAATTTGCTCTTGCCATTGTTGACGGCAAGACAAATAAAGAAGCAGCAATTTCAGCAGGTTATGCGGAAAAAACTGCATCCGCCGCAGGTGCTAGGTTAGCAAAAGATCCTGAAATTATTGTCTATATTGAAATGTTAAAGGCCCAAAAAGAAGGGCGCTCTTTAACATCTAATTCACCAAAAGTTAAACCTAAAGATACACCCGAAAATAGTGGTGAAGATGAAAACCCTATTGAGGAATTTCAATTTGAAGGTGATGATCCTTTAGATTTTTTAATTAAGGTCATGAACTTCAATGGCAACAAGCTGCCACTTAGAATGCAAGCAGCAATTGCAGCATTGCCTTATAAACACGGGAAGGTTGCGGAAAAAGGCAAAAAAGAAACTAAACAAGACAAGGCAAAGGAAGCGACCAGAACAGGAAAATACGCCACATTGGACAATCAGTTGCCAAGCTAACTATTAAGAGGAACTTTGCATGCAAAGTCTAGAATACGAAACCGTAAGTGGTGAAACTATCACTATTCAAAATATCAAAGATGGCCCTTGCTGTCATGACTCTATTGAAAAGTTGCCAGCAACAGAAAGGTTGGTGAAGATTACTTATCAATGTCGCAAGTGCTTTTCCAGATTTTCCGAAGAAGATTATCAATTGATTGTTAATCAATAAAAGGTTTTGTATGGATCCGTAGGCGATACGGTGCGTTGGAGGAAGGAGGACCACAACTGCCAACGTAATAACCCGCTAGCAGTGGGCGAAACAGCGTAGTTAAAGCAGGGGTTCGCAACCTGTCATACAAATTTATTCCGCCTTCGGGCGGTTTTTTCATGGACCATTTAAATGACTGCAAAACTACCAGACTGGACTACAGCTTGCCCAGACTGGGCGACCCGTATTGTTTCTAAACAATCGTTAATGCCGTGTAAGCCATTATTCCCCAAAGTGGCTGACGTAGCGGAGCGTATCTTTAAAGAGTTAATTCTTGTTGATGTGATGGGTAGCCCTAAGATGGGTGATGTCACATTGGAATGGGTGATCGAGTTTGTTCGTGCAATCTTTGGCGCATATGATCCAAGCACAAAGCGCAGATTAATTCGTGAATTCTTTCTTTTGATTTCGAAGAAGAATACTAAATCTACGATTGCCGCCGGCATTATGCTTACTGCATTAATTCTTAATGATCGACAATCTGCCGAACTAATTATTCTTGCGCCTACTAAAGAAGTTGCTGATAACTCATTTAATCCAATCCGGGATTTCATACGCGCAGATGAAGAATTAAGTGAAAGATTTAATGTATCTGAGCACACAAAAACAGTTACGCATCTAGGTACCGGAGCAACACTTAAAGTTATTGCAGCAGAATCTAACGCTGCAGCTGGTAAGAAAGCTTCAATCATTTTGATAGATGAGGTCTGGCTATTCGGGAAACGTGCCAACGCTGAATCAATGTTCCGTGAAGCAAAGGGTGGTTTAGCATCTCGTCCAGAAGGTTGTGTGATTTATCTGTCTACCATGTCGGATGAAGTGCCATGTGGAGTATTTAAGCAGCTTTTAGATTATGCCAGAGATGTACGTGACGGAATTAAAGTTGATAAAAGTTTTCTACCACTTATTTATGAATTCCCTAAGCATCTTGTAGAAGCAGGCGAACATTTAAAACCTGAAAATTTCTACATCACAAACCCAAACTTGGGTGCTTCGGTTGATCTTGAATATCTGATTTCGGAATTTAACAAAGTTAAAGATGCTAGTGAAGAATCTCTTAGAGACTTCTTGGCCAAACACTTAAACATTGAAATCGGCATGAACCTTCGTGCTAACCGGTGGGCGGGTGCAGAGTATTGGAATGCTCAAGCTAAAGATATCCAAATCGACCAACTAATTGAGCTATCCGATGTCATTACTTTGGGTATTGATGGCGGTGGTCTCGACGACTTACTTGGCTTCGCTGCTTTAGGTCGTTTAACAGAAGATCCTCGTATCTGGTGGCTATGGAATCATGCATGGGCAAATAAGATTGCTTTAGAGCGCAGAAAAGAGAATGTGCCTAAGTATGAAGACTTCAAGTCTGAGGGTTCTCTAACTGTTGTTGACCGAATAGGCGATGACATTGACCAACTCGCAGCAATTGCTAAGAAGGTTTATGACAGTGGAAAGCTTAATAAGATCGGACTAGATCCATTGGGCTTAGGCGGTCTTTTAGATGGCTTACTTGAGGCAGGAATTCCAGAGGAAAGCATGTTTGCTGTGCCACAAGGCTACAAACTCATGTCCTACATCCTTACTACTGAGCGCAAATTGGCAGAAGGCAATCTGCACCATGCTGGACAACAGCTAATGACTTGGGCGGCAGGTAATGCCCGTGTCGTGATGGTCGGCAATGGTATGCGAATAACCAAGCAAGAATCAGGTGTTGGGAAGATTGACCCATTGATTGCCACATTTAACGCAGTTGCTTTGATGTCAAGCAATCCTGAGCCTGCCAATCGCGTTGATATTGACGAATACTTAGAGGATGTCGTGATAGCATGAGTACCACACAAGAGCCGGGGTTTTGGTCCCGCTTCTGGTCACGATTGACTGGAAATACACAATTAAAAAAAGGCGATTCGTCTTATCCATTTGATAGTTATTTGTCACCCGGTGGATCGGTTGTCACACCAGAAACAGCTTTGAAACTTTCCGCAGTCTGGGCGTGTGTAAAATTAAGAGCTGAAACTATCTCAACTCTTCCTTTACAGTTGTACGACAACAATAAACGTCTTGCTACTGATCATTACCTTTACCGTATTTTGCACGATTCACCCAATGCCGATATGTGTGCAAGTGAGTTTTGGCAAGTTCAAGTTGCTTGTGTTGACTTATGGGGGAATGCATACAACCTTATTACAAAAGACTCAAGCGGAAAAGTAATTGCTCTTGAGCCACTTTTCCCGAGTGGTATGGTTGTAAAACGTAATGATTTGGGAGCGATTGATTTTCATTACACTGAAAATGGGAAAACAACAACCTATTCGGAAGACCAAATCTTGCATTTCAAGGGTTTTACTCTTGATGGGCTTGTTGGTTTATCTGCTATTCAGTTTTTTGCTCAAACGATTGGAATGCAGTTTGATGCAAACAACCAAGCTCAGGACTGGTTTAAGAATGGCTTAAAAGTTGGGGCTTCCTTGAAACTGGGGAGCAAACTTTAACTAAAGAGCAGCGTGAAAGACTAAGAAACCATTTAAGTGAGTTCAGTAAACCTGAGAATGCTGGTAAGTACATGGTGCTTGAGGCTGGAATGAAGCTTTCTGGCTCAAATAGTATTCGAATCAATCCCGTTGATGCCCAGTTACTTGAATCTCGTTATTTTGGCATTGAAGAAATATGCCGCGCCTTTGGTGTTCCTCCTCAGTTAATTGGTCATACAAACAAAGCAAGCTCATGGGCTTCAAGTCTTGAGCAGACTAATAGGGGGTTTTTGACCTATTCGCTTAACCCTCAATTAGTTAGATATGAGCAAACAATCACAAAGAGATTGTTTTTGCCAAGTGAAAAATACAAGTACCGGCCAAAATTTGCGGTTGAAGGCTTATTACGGGCCGACAGTGCTACTCGCTCAGGTTTCTACACAAACATGATTCAAAACGGTGTTATGACGCGTAATGAAGTGCGGGATTTAGAAGACTTGGCGCCTTTACCGGGTGGCGATGAGCTAATGGTTCAAATGCAAATGGTCGGATTGAAAGATCAAGGGAAAACCAGTGGATAGACTTAAACTAACTTTAGAAATCAAAGCCACCCAAGAGGGTGGCTTTTTTTCTGGCTACTTAGCTGCTTTTGACAACCTTGATTCTCATGGGGACATCATCCGCAAAGGTGCATTTGCCAAAACTCTTCAAGAGTGGAAGGCAAAAGGCAAGTACCCAGCAATCTTTTGGGATCACAACCCATCTGAACCAATCGGAATTTTTACCGAAATGCGTGAAGACGAAAAAGGGTTGTACGTAGAAGGTCGTCTCTTAATTGACGATGTGCCGCGAGCTAAAGCTATTTATGCGCTGATGAAGGTTGGCGCGATTGATGGCATGTCCATTGGCTATATCACCAAGTCTTATAGGCGCGATCCAGACTCACTAATCCGCGAACTGCTGGAACTGGAGTTAGTGGAAGGTTCAATTGTTGCCTTTCCTTCCAATCCAGAAACCCTAATCAGTTCCGTCAAATCCAAATTACAAGATGGCGAGCTGCCATCCCTACCAGAATTTGAAAAGTTCCTGAGAGAGTCAGGATTTTCAAAAACGCAAGCCACTGTCATCGCTAGTAAGGGTTTGCGTCATCTTTTGAGCGAGTCAGAGGGTGAAAACGAAAAAGCGAAATCAATTTCAAATGCCTTAAATATTTTACGAGGAATCAGCAATGACTGAAAAAACTTTAGAACAACTCGCTCAAGAGTTCCAAAAACACGTTGATACAGTTAAAGAAATCGCCGAAGAGTTCAAAGGCAAACAAGCAAAAAGTGAAGAAATCTCACAAAGCGCCAAAGATAAAGCGGACGAAGCTTTAACTACGTTAAATGAAGTTAAAAACAAACTGACAGAACTGGAGCAGAAAGCTGCACGCCGTGGTAATGGTGATGTTGAAACCAAAAAGCAAACCATGGGTGGTGAGTTTGTTGAAACTACAGAATACAAAAATGCTGCAGAAAGTCAGTATCGTGGAATTCAGCGTGTTGAGCTGAAGAACACAATTGGTACGACTGAGGTTGGAAAAATTATTCCTGCCACCAATCTTGGTTTGCAGTTACCAAACCAAATGCGCCTTACCATCCGCGACATTTTGGCAGGTGGCAGCATGAGCGGGAATCTCATTGAATATGTTCAAATGAAAGAATTCACCAATAATGCAGCAGTAGTTGCAGAAGGTGCAAACAAGCCAGAATCTGGAATTACATTTGAAGATAAAGATGCCAAAGCAGTTGTAATTGCTCACTGGTTAAAAACGACCACTCAAATGTTAAGTGATGCACCAGCATTGCAGTCATTCATTGACAACATTTTGCGCCATGGTCTTGACATCAAGCTTGAAAAGCAAATTCTTGCTGGTGATGGAACCAATGGCAATATGCTTGGCTTAATCCCTCAAGCGACTGCTTATGCTCCGCCTGCAGGTGCTCCAGCAACGCCAAACATGTTTGATGTATTGCGTTTTGCAATGCTTCAAGTTGTATTGGCCGATGACTTTGCAAACGGCCATGTACTCAACCCAATTGACTGGGCGTTGATGGAAACGCAAAAAGATGCAAACGGCAACTACATCATCGGGAATCCGCAATCACAAGCGGTTCCAACATTATGGGGCTTGCCTGTAGTTCAAACCGCTGCAATGGATGCAGGTAAATTCTTAACAGGTGCATTCAATACTGCAGCTCAATACTTTGAGCGCTGGGGTGCTGCTGTGCAAATCGGTATGCAGGGCGATGATTTCACATCAAATAAACGTACCTTACTTGCTGAAACCCGTGGAGCATTAGCTGTTTATAAGCCTAAATCGCTTGTATATGGCTCCTATACTCCTGCTACGGGTGGTTAATTCATTTTGGGGTGGTGTTAGTCACCATCCCATTTAGAGAGGCCAAAATGAAAGAATATGAAGTTTTACGCCCACACTTTGGAGATAAAGACTACAAAGAGGGCGATATTCGCACAGCAGATCCAAACGTGGTAAGGCATTTGGTAGAAAATAAAGTTTTACGTGAATACCAAACAAAAGTTGATCCACCAAAACCAGCTACAAGACGGAATAATTCAAAATGATCACACTCGAACGAGCTAAGTTGCAATGTCGAGTTGATCACGATGATGAGGATGTGCTTTTTCTTGAATGGATAGCTCAAGCCGATGAAGAAATAGCGATCGACATCGACCGAAAAATTATTTCAAATGAGTCAGAAAGAACTTCTGACACGGACATTGTGGACTGCAAGAAGTTAGATAATGCCCGGTTGATATTTATTGAGTATAAGTACAGCCGAAGTCTAGAAGGAAAACCTCAAGCATATTGGGATATTTTGCAGCCTATTAGAGAAATGGGGGTCTAATATGCCCAGCATTACTCCAAAACTAAAGCACCGCATCACTATTCAAAAGCCCATCCAAACCCAAGACCAAAACACTGGAAAATTAATCACCTCATGGTCTAATTTTGCAACAATTTGGGCAGAAGTTACTGACCTTTCAACAAGGGATGTTATTGCAGCCAAAGCAGCCAATAGCTCGATACAAGCCCGTGCAAAAGTGCGATATAGCAGCGCTACAAAACAAGTTGATAGCACAATGCGGGTTCTTTTTGATGGTTACTATTACAAGATTGATGGTAACCCTATGCGAGATCCCGACTCACGCCGTGAGTATTTAACTATCAACCTTGCAACAGGTGATAAAGCATGGAATGGGTGATTTATGGCTACTCAAATACATGGTTTGGAGCCTGCTTTAAGAAAAATGCAGGCAATTGGTAACGAAAAAACTGTAAAACGTATTGCCCGTAAAGCGATGCGGCAGGCAATGAACATTGCTCGGGATGAAGCCCGTCAAAAAGTTAAACGCCTAGATGATCCCACCACTCCTGAAAAAATTTGGAAAGAAATTGTTGTTCAAAATGGCCGAAGTAGAAATAAAAACACTTTGGTTATGCGTGTGGGAGTGCGTGGTGGGGCACGTATTCCATATACAAATAATGCCCAAAATAGACGTTCTGGGCGTGTTGGAAAAACGTATCAAACAGATGGGCGAGTCTTTTACTGGCGATTCCTTGAGTTAGGTACAAGTAGACAGCCCGCCACCCCATTTTTAAGACCAGCGCTTTACGAAAACATTGAACAGATAACAGATAAGTTTGTTCAAGTATTTAATTTTGAACTCAGTGTGGTTTTAGGTGCAGCTTAATGATTAAAGTCCCAATTTTTAAATTAGCAAGAGCAGATCCAGCAGTAAGAGCATTACTCGAAAGTAATAATATCTTGAGAGTTTGGCGTTTTGGATCTGCTCCAGAACAGCCTGAAACACCATATGTTACTTGGCAAATTATTTCAGGTGATTCAAATAGCAGTCTTGATTCGCGGCCTGTTTCCGACAGTGCAATTGTTCAAATCGATGTTTATGCAACAGATGAAGATGTGGTTGATCAAGTTGCAGAAGCAATCCGTTTTGCAATAGAGCTTGATTGTTATGTGGTTCGCTATGGCGAAGCAGATAAGGACCCAGTAACAGGAATGCCTCACTATTCTTTTGATGTAAGTTGGATTGTAAACCGCGAATAAAACACAAAACTTTTTTCACTTAGCACCTATTCGGGTGCTTTTTTTATGCCAAAAATTAAGGAGCGCTCTTAATGGCTAAACATGTTAAAGCTCAAAAAACGCAGTTATTTACTGTAATTGCGGGAACCGTTGTGCGTTTTATTTGCCCTAAGCGTATTTCGTTTGGTCAAGACTCATTTGGAAAGATTGATGTAACCTGTCTAGATGCTGATGTCAAAGAATATGAACGCGGGATGCGCGATCCGGGTGAAGGTGCAATTGGTATTGATTTGGATGATGAAAACACAAGTCATGACAAATTATTGGAAATTGCTGCATCTGGTGAAAAGCTACAGTGGTATGTAGGTTCAAGCCACTCAACAACGCCTCCAACATATGATGCAACTACAGGTATTGATCTGCCAGAAACTCGTTCTTGGTGGTCATTTGAAGGCTATCTAAATGATGCAGCCCCTAATGACATCGAAGTTGATACAGTAATCGGTTATGAGTTCACTTTAGTACGAACTTCGGGTGTAACTTATACTAAACGTACGGTGACTCCATAAAATGGCTAAGATCAGTATTACAGACTTAAAGCAGAGTATAACTACTCTGAACGTTCCAGTTAAAAAAACGGTTATATGGAATGTTGAAGTAACAGAAAGTAATGTTGCTTCACTTAAAAAATTGACCAAAAACTCATTGTTAGAACTTGGTGAAACGGTTGAACTTGAAGCTGATGTTTTTGTTAAAAAAATGAGCTTTAAGGAGAGCCGAGAGGTTTCTAAAGCAGTCGAGTGGGAGTTTAACTATAAGAATCCAGAGGATTCAAAAGTTAAAAGGGTTGACTCAACCCTAATGCAATCGGCTCAGTTGCTTGGTTCAATTTGCTCTGATCAAAAGGGAACGCCTTTCTTCTCAAGTGTGAACGACGTCTATAAAGCCGAGCCAAGTTTGATCAATGCGCTATATGCAGCTGCCGATGAAGTTAATAACTTTATGGGAAAGTCACGGAAGAAGACCTTGCAGATAGAGAACTCTTTGCCGAGCTTGTCCTCAACGGAATCGGTGGAGGCTCCTTAGAGGAGGCTGAAGAGAATCTTAGTCATGCAGAGGTGATGTTTTGGAGAGCCTATCGTCAAAAATACGGCTCTCTTAACTTAGGTCGCCGGCTAGAGCAAAGTTTTGGTAGTTGGATGGCTCACTACACAGGATTTAAGGTTAAAGAAGGTACAAAAGTAGATCCTTATATATTTATGCCACATGAAACACCTCCGGATGATGACGAAGAATTGTCATTAGAGGAGTATTTTGAGAAGTATCATAGTAACTAACCCTATCATAAGGTGGGGCATGTGACATTTACACACCGTTTTGTTAAATTGAAAAAAAGTGAAAAACGGTGTGCACATGAATAAGTTTTTAATTATTGCTATTTTGAGTTGCTTAATGCTCGGATGTGGGAAAACAGAAAAAGAAAAACTTGATGAAGAAAGGAAAAATCTTGATTTGCAAGTACAGAAATTGGTTAAAGATAAATTAAAAGATGGTGAAACAGCTAAGTTTCGTAATCAATGGGAGTTGTGCGGTGAAGTTAATGCTAAAAATAGTTTTGGCGCTTACACCGGCTTTCAACGTTATATAGTTACCAAAGAAAAAATATATTTTGAAAATGAGTATAACTCTGACCCAACCTCTATAGCTGCATTCAATCAAGTTTGGAGTGTTGACTGCAAGCAGTAATTAAATATTAATTTAAAAAACCCCGCGAATTAGCGGGGTTTTTTATTGCCCGGAGAAAGGTAATGGCCACAACATCACTTGGCAGATTAACACTTGATTTAATGGTGCAAACAGCCAGCTTTACTGAGCCTTTATCACAGGCTGAACGCAAAGCGAAGTCAGCAAGTAAAGGGATTGCAGATTCATTTGATGTTGCAGCTATTGCGATAAGTGCATTGGGTGGTGCTATTGCTGGGTTATCAATTGCAGAGCTTGTGAACTATAGCGACAGAGTCATTCAGGCAGGTAATGACATACAAAAGTTTTCGAAACTTGCAAACAGTTCTGTGCGGGATTTTCAATATTATGCAAAGGGTGCCGAAACTGCTGGTATCTCAATGGAATCCTTCGCCGATAAAATGAAGGATATGCAGGATCGTATAGGCGACTTTCAGCAAACGGGCGGTGGTCCTCTTGCGGATTTCTTTGAAAATATTGCACCAAAGGTTGGAGTAACAATTCAACAGTTTCAGAAACTTTCTGGTCCTGATGCGCTTCAATTATTTTACAACTCATTGGAAAAAGCTGGTGCTTCAACGAACGACATGAAGTTCTATATGGAAGCAATCATTTCAGATTCTTCATTGCTTATTCCATTGTTAGAAAATGGTGGAGAAGGTTTTAAAAAATGGGGCGATGCTGCTGAGCGTGCTGGCGCAATTATGTCTGACGACTTAGTTAAAAGCCTAGCTCAAGCAAGAGAAAACCTTCAATTGATGGATTTGCAATGGCAGGGCGTTGAGGCAAGACTTGTAAATAGTGTTGTTCCTGCTATCGAAACAGTGATAGAGAATTGGGACGACATTAAGGCGGTTACGATTGCAGTTGCTGCTGGTATTGCTAGTCGATTTGTCCCAGCTTTGGTTATGGCGACCTATCAATTAGGACAAACAGCATTGTTTGCAGTGCGTGCCGGTGTGGGTTTAGCAAACTTCGCTAGAACAGCCGGCGCAACAACAAGTGTAATGGCATTATTGGGCGGTCCTGCTGGGATTGGCATGCTTCTTACGCAATTGGCTGTAGCTGGTGGCGCCTATTATTTGATGTCTAAACAGACGCAAGATGCAACTGATGCACTTGAAGATCAAGGTCTTGTTGTTGATGAGCTAAGGGAAAAATATAAAAAATTAACAGCATCGCAACTAGCTCTTAAAAGTATCGAAGCTGGAGAGGAAGTTGATAAACAAACTAAACAATTAAAAAGTTTGTTTATCGCTTTGGAACAATTTGAGAACGACTTAAGAGTTCAAGGAGACACTAAACAATTAACTGGTATTCAAAACTATCTTAAGAGTTTGAAAGAAGGTGGAGATAAAGCGAAAACAGCTTTCTCTGATCTCCAAAAACAGGGATTGGTTAGCGAAACTACTCTTAAATTTATTGCTGAATTAGATACAAAAATCAATGAGGCAAATAATTCTATAGATCGTCAAAAAGAGATCCAAAATTTAGTTAAAAACGCAACTAATGACACAACTAAGGCGCAACAAGATCAAGCAAAGGCAGTTAATGACTCTGCAAAAGCATGGATGTCTTTAACACAGAAACAACGTGACTACATTACCCAAGCCAAACAAGATGTGCTTAGAGAAGGATATATCAAGACCCTTGTAAGAGAAGGTATAGGAGTTGATAAGGCGAATGCATATGCTGATGCACAGATCGCAGCAAATGGAGAAAATGCTTTTAAAGCACCATTGCCAAAGGATGTGCTACTTGCTGCCCGCGAAAACTTCAATCTAAAAAATTATACTTTTAGTAAAGACGAGTTGGCGGCAATTGCTCGTGCGCAAGGCATTGCAAAGACAAATAATTTTGCTCAAATCGAAAGTTTATATGGTTTGCCTGCTGGAACACTTGCCGCATTGATTCTTCAAGAATCTGGAGCTGATGCCGGAGCAAGAAGTCCTACCGGGGCAATTGGTCTTTTCCAAACAACGAGTGTGTTTAGAAAGCAATATGGACTTAATGCCAAAAGTTCTACTGAAGAAATTGCAACAGCAGCAGCTAAAGACTTATCTAAACATTTGGCTGATTTTGGAGCCATGGATAAAGCACTCATGGCCTACAATGCGGGTGCAGGTGGCTTAAGAACTTATTTGAGAGGTGGTCTATCAGATAGCAAGCGTAAAGAGGTTGCTGGTTACGCACCGGGTTTCCAGAAGTGGTTCGCCGGAGTATCTGGAAAATCTACTGTAGACAATTCAATTTTAATGCCTACACAGGCAGATCAACTTGAATTAATTAATAAGGCAGCTGAATCTCAAAAAGCCATTGATGATGCTAAAAAAGATGTCGATGCTCGGTATTACACCGAAGCTCAACGACTAGCTAAGGAGCATCAAGATAATGTAGATAAGATCACATTTGCTTATGGTGGAACTCCGCAGCTAAAAGAAAAACTTGCTCAAGAGGATGCTTTATATGCCGCTCAAATTGCGAAATTAAAAGCTGAAAAAGAACAGGAGTATAACCAATACTTCTCTTTTGAAACTGATCGTATAAAGCAAATTGAACGTGATTACGATATTCAAAAGCAACTTGTTAATGCAAATGTTGAGTATGACACAACAAAAAAAGCAGAAATTACTGCAGCTTTGGAGCGTCAAAAACAACAGGAAATAGCTTGGGAAAAGCTTGCTCAAGAACAACGCTTAAGTGATGCGAGTGCATTTTTAAGAACTGAACTGGAAAATATGCAAATACGCTTTTCATTCGAGCGTTCGCAGATTTTACTTAATTCACAAATCTCTAAGGACGAACAGCAAAAGCGAATTGCGTTACTACAAGCTCAAGAGCAATTAGGAAAGTTAGATAAAGCAACCCAAGCGAGCATGGCGTGGGATAGCACTAACGCAAGCCTAAATGGCTCAAGTGATCTTTATCAACTGGATCAAGAAAGACTTGGGCAAACTTCACAATCTATGGCCCTTGCAGAAGCACAAGCAGCTCTTTCGGAGTCAGCCGCAGAACAAGAGGCAATTTGGCAAGCACATAAAGATCGTATGTTTATGATCGATCAAAATTATGAGCTTAAAAAGTCGGCACTTGGAGCAAGGGTTGCTTCTGAAACTTTGGGGGGATGGCTGATTTAATGGGTGGTTTAATGGGTGAACAATCGGCAGCCTATAAAACCATGTTTGCCATGTCTAAAGCATTTGCAGTTGCTCAAGCAATTATGAATGCACCACAGACTTACTCAAACGTTTATACATCTGCTTCATTAATACCAATGATCGGGCCATACATTGCACCTGTTTTGGCTGGTGCTGCTGTAGCAGTACAAGTTGCACAAGCAGCTCAGATCAAATCTGTAAACCTTACAGGTATGGCGCACAATGGTATTGATAGTGTGCCCAAAGAGGGGACTTGGTTGCTTGATGGTGGTGAGCGTGTATTGAATCCCAACCAAAACAAGGACCTTACTAACTATTTGAACAATCAAAAAGATAGCGGACCTCAAGTTGTGGTTTACAACAACAGTAAAGCAAATGTTGAAACGAATGTTGGTGATGACGGGAAGGTGTATGTGACTATTGATGATGTATACAACCCAAACAGTAAGTACAGCCAAGCAATGCAGGAAAGTTTCAATATCTCAAGAAACAGGGGGTAAAAATTGGATAAGTTCATGCTCTGCCCGTTGTTAAAGGGGTATGACTTTACACCGGGCAGCAATTTGCGAGAGCAAGAAACAGAAGGGGGACCTCCAAGACAGGTCCCTTTTTTTGTAGGAGCTTGGCACACGGTAAACGTTTCTATCTCTCTAAATAATGAGGAAGAAAAGGAGTACTTCTGGGCTTTTTGGCGTGACAAGCAGTACAAACCTAGTAACTGGCTTTGGAGGCTAGCATTAGACAATGCAAGGCTAGAGGAATGCGAGTGCAGATTTGTTGCAGATTCGCGTCCAAAAGAAGTAGAGCGAGATGGAAAAATCCTTCAACTCAGTTTTCAGCTAAGAATCAAGCCTATTCACCGTGATCATGGAAATGACAGGGACATTATTGAGGCTTGGCAAAATGGAGGCCCGGCAGTTATAGGCACAATTGAAAAAGTACCAAATGAATGGTTCCCGAACGCTACAGGAGTTTAGTGATGATTATTACTGATGAAATGCTAGCAGTTTTAGACCAGTCATCCGGGCCAGTCGGCTTGCTTGAATGTATCGAAGTATCACACCCTAATTGGCCTCGTGTACTTAGATATATTGTGAATAGTAGTGATCCGATGGATCTAACACATGAGGATGGGCAGACTTTTACCTATTCTTTTGCTCCTCTCAATATTACACGGAGTAATGAAGAGGAGAACTTGGATCAAAAAATTACGGCAGCTATCGGTGATGTAGGATCTGAAATCCCAGACTTGGTTGATCTTGTTTTAAAAGACTCGGTTCGAATACCCCCTATATTGAATTATAGAGCATATGTTATCGGCAAATATGACCTGCCGTGTACATATGCTAAAGGGCTTGAAGTTATTGTAATTACAAGGGATTGGAAAGGTACTAGCTTTGAGGCGCAAGCTCCGGGCTTGAATGATTCAGGTAACGGTGAAATTTATTCTGCAAGTACAGATCCAAGTCTTGAAGGATTTTACTCATGAATATTCGTCAGCTTTTTTATTGTGTCTATGATCCAGAAAATTTCCATTGCGTGCATTTCGTCATCTTGGCCGCAAAGGTCATTTTTGAGAAAGATTACACGCCGTGTTTCTTGGGCTTAACCGGACCATTACAGGAATCAATAAAAACATCACGTAATACGGTTCACAGAAACAAGCACATCAAAAAGCCGGAAGACGGCTGCATTGTCTTAATGACTTACCTAGATCAAAGCTCCCACGTGGGGCTTTTTTTTCAGGGTCGAATTTTTCATTTGATCGAACGCGGGCCGCAGAGAATCACTGTAGAGCAGGCGAATAGTATTTTTAGTCGTATTCGATATTATGAGCCAAATTTATCTTTACCAGAACTCTCTCAACAAGAACGAAGTTGATGTAATCGATACAGATAATATTCTGTTTGAATTTCTTAAAGTAAAAAAACAATTTCCTCAAGCAAAAATTTATCTCGGTAATCCTTGCCCGGAAAATGACATAACACCATCAATAAAAGATAAGGCATCAATTGCGCGCTTAACCGAAATTGCAGATGACTGCAGTATTGTTTGTCATCCGGGTGAATTAAGCTCATTTGTGACATGGGTTGCAACAAAGATTCTGGGTTCTGCTGTTTCTGCTTTGGTTAAAGTTCCCAAGCCAAACATGAGCAATAACGGCTCAATGTCTGGATCAAGTAACAATAACTTATCAGATCCAGAGAACCGCCAGCGTTTAAAACAACGTATACCTTTCATTTTGGGGCGTGTTAAAGCTATTCCAGATCTTTTTGCTCCAGTCATCAAATACTTTAAAGATGGGGTCGAAGTTGAAGAATCTTTGATGTGTATTTGTGAAAACCCCGTTCAAGTTTCTAACTTCAAGTCGGGCGACACACCGATACAAGAGATACCCGGTACAAGCCTTTCAGCTTATGGACACAATCAATCTTTAATTGGGAATGAAACTATATTTAAGTGGGGTGATACATTTGACCAGCCGCCAGTTATTGCCCGTCAAAATGCTTCTATTAACGGACAAACTCTTTTGCCGCCAAATAGCACACGTATTGAAGCGAGTGACATTTATTTCCAGTATCCAAATTTAATTAAGGCAAATAATCAAGGTACAGCAGATAAATTTAATGCGTTTGATATTAATGACTCTTTAATTATTAGTGGGGCGAATTTTGGTATTAATGACTTGGCTATTACTGGGCAAGTTGATGTAGACAATACCAATAATACATTTTCGATTGCTTCAAACCAAACCGTTGTAGACTTTCAAGATTACCGCAAAATCAATGTAACTTCCTTGCTTGTAACTGATCCTGTGAATGGGCAACTAGATCTTGCAGGTTTGTATGATATTGACACAATTACCTATGTGTCTGGTGTTTATACGATTCATTTAAAGAATCCAGTTTCAACAAACTCAAACTTTGCAAATCTTACCGAAGTTTTAACGGCCAATTTATCTGCAAACCTTACGGCTAATTCAGCAAACATTTTCTTGGATGGTAATTATGTTGTAACCGGTGTAGATATAACGAACAAACAAATTTCCTTAGCCACTCCGAGTGCTGTGAATGATGACTGGAATAAACTTGCGGATTTAACAGATCAAAAAACAGGTGTTGGAACTATTAAGTTAAGAGGTAGCCAAGAAAATTATATTGGATGGTTTACGATTGAGTCAGCAAAAGCTACTGGGTTGCTACTCAACTTTCAGGCGCTTAATGGTATTTATCAGGGATCCGATGCTAAGTTTGTAGATATTTATGTTGAATATCAGCAAGTATTAAACGGAAACCCAACAGGCAATGTTTATAACCAAACAATACGCCTGAATGGTAAAGCGAATAACCGCGATAGTGTCGGCGGCTCAATGTGGATTACATTGCCATTTACTGGTGCAGTGCGCTTTCGAGCGCGCCGTACAAATGACAATGGTGACGCTGTAGATCTATCAGACGAAACTAAGTTTTATACCGCATACGCATATCATTACTTATCCAAGCTTGTATATGACAACCGAGTTTTAATTCGTCAACGTACACAAGCAACACGTGCAGCAACGGCCATTGATAGCCGAATGACAAACTGTATAGCAGAAAGTCTGGTTTACTCATACCGTGATGGTGTTAAGTCGGATACCCGCATACCTTCAAGATTTATTCCTGATCTAGTAATTGAATTAGCTTTGCATAAGTTGATTGGACGAAGAACATTGAATGAAGTAAATGTCGAAAAACTGTATTCAGTTTTTGATGAGGTTGTCGATTATTTCGGCTCAGAAAAGATGGCTGAGTTTAATTACACAATTGATGATGCTAATCAATCATTTGAAGAGATTCTAAGAATGTTGGCGGGCGTCTCTTGCTGTAATGATCGCCGTCTAAATCGTCAGATTTACTTTGAGCTTGAGCGGGCGGGTCGAGAGCCTTATTTATTATTCAATCATCGAAATAAAAAGGCCCGTACAGAAGTTAGGACAATCCGAACAAAACCAGAAAACAATTATGACGGTGTTGAGATGACATACGTTGATAGTGAAGCTGGATGGATTGAAAAAACCTTGAAAATTCCTAATGACCAAATCACTAACCCGAAAAAAATTGAAGGCTATGGAATTGTTTATAAGCAGCAAGCACATATTGTTGCGTGGCGTGCTTGGAACAAAATTCAATTTCAAGCAATTAATTGTCGTTTTTCTTGTTTTGCAGAAGGTGAGTTGGTTGGTAGTGGTGATCCAGTTGCAGTGGTTGACGATACTCGTCTCGCACCAACATTCTTTGGTGATCCTTCACAAGCGATTTTATCGGGCGAGGTTTTAGCTTGGAATGGCTTAAACATCACAGGTTCGCAGCCTTGCAAGCTATCTACCGAGCATTCATTCGTAATCCATTTGCAGCTTAAAAGCGGATATATAGACATCATCCCTGTGACACAGGGTCAAAATGATTATGAGTTTGTGCTTGCACGGCCACCAGTTGAGGCACTTGTAACAGAAGGTGAAGTTAAGACAGTTTATTCACTTTCAACTGATGATCGGAAAAAGGACGATCTATTTCTCATTACTACTAAACAAAGGTCAGGTGTCTTTGAAAATGAATTAACACTCGTAAACCTTGATGACCGTTACTATCAAAACGATAGCGACATAAAAAACAATCTTGTTTAAATACCAGTCCTTTAAGTCCCCGCATTAGCGGGGATTTTTTTTGGAGAATTTTTATGCCTTTAACACCAGAAACTTTCCAAAATTTGGAAAGGGATATTGAAGATACAGGCAAGGCTGTAAATACAGACGCACTAATTGAGCCAAGATATGGTATCCCGTTTAAATCATTACCGATGCTTTCCAGACTTTTTGAAGAGATGTTGGGAGTGGGATATGTTTCAGTAGATGATTTGAAACAGGCAATTGAAGTTGCGGCAGCAGCTGGAGCGGGCGAAAACGGGTGGATAGATACACTGGTGCTGACTTTAACTGGTGAAAATCTCAGGGAATTTAATAAAAAAACTATCAGTACATTAGATTGTATTGATGATTTAGCTACTACATTGCCATGGCCGGGCCGCACCGTAAATGTACGATCTGTGATAAAAGATAAACATTTAGGGGGGGGGACTTTTGTATTTAGTGCTGATAGTTCAAAAGTTCCAGACGGTTATATTGTTGTTGCTGCAAATGGCGGGAATTGGGTGAAAATCACAGTTGCTTTTCCAACAATTGATGATTTTGGCGGTCTGGGTGACGACCCAAATTATGACGATGCGGACGCATTTATTCGATGTGCGTTGAGTCCATACACAGGTTCGAATATTTATCTTGCTAACAGACAAGTTGAATATCGCATCAATAAACAAGTTGATTGCAAGGGTAAAGGGATTGTTGGAGGTGGATTTAGTAGACAAAATGCCACTGCGTATGCAATGAACTCTCTAAAGGTAAGACCAGGTGATTATTCAAATTCAAATACCCTTCTTAATAATGTGGCATTTATTAACGTGGGCGCCGAAGTAAGAGATTTGCAATTAGTAAGTGAGGGTGTTTCAGAAAATATTTCGGGTTTAAAAGTTGATGGTTATAACTTCACACTTTCAAATGTAAATATTTCAGGCTTTTACAATCAAGTATATTTATCGAATGCAACGGTTTCGTTCCGTGTCCAAAATTTGATGTCAATTAGTGCATCAAATGCAGGGTTTTATATTGCTGATGTTGATTCTAAACAAAGTACTACTGCATATTTTGACAACTGCTCATGGCAATGGGGTAAATACCCTGTGCTGTTTGCTAAAGAAGCTTATCAGTGCGTCTTTAATAATATTATTCTTGAATATATGCAGTACGGTTTAACAGCGGGTATCTGGTCGAATTGCTCATTCAATGCAATTTGGGCAGAGCAAACAAGAGATGGTGTAGCTCGTGACTGGCTTGTAAACACGACCTATCAACAAACATTTAATTGCACAGTTAATAATCTCTACATTAGAACGCCTTGGCTAAATCGAGCTGACACAACCGCTTTGGCTGTATCAGATAATATTGGGGGGGTTGTAATTGATAAAAGTCGAATTACTTTAAGCGGTGCGACGGGTGCGAAAATACAACTTTCTCCATCTGGTTTAGCAACACTTTTTGCTAATTGGTATGGTGGTACTAATCGAAGATTATTAATTACTACTCAACCGACTGCGGCAGATTCTGGGTATAAAACACCAATCCACATCAATGCACCGAATAGCGAATTGTATTTTGGAAATCAGGATGAAACATCAGTTGCAAGTGTAGTATTTAAGCGAGTAATTGGCGCTACTGCTACAAATACACCTTATATTGCGTCAGACTCGTGGACTAAAAAAATTCGAAAGTGGAATACTTACAATCACGAAGTATCAAAAGTCGGGCGTTTTATTGCACCGATGATGCTGACTTATGATGTCAACTTTACTACCCAACAAAATAACGCAGGCTGGTCTATCTCAAAAGAGTCTACGGGAGTCTATAGATTGCAACGAGATGCGGGCGTAACAACTGAATTAGCAAATCCGCACATTTTTGTTTCTGGCATTTTTTCTGGAACGGGATTAGGTGGTGGAAAGGCTATATTGCCACCGACGCTACAAGCAATTGAAGCATACAGTGGGAGTTGGTCGTCTTTCAAAGTTGCAGCTGGAGTCAAGTTGTTTTTTACAGATTTGACAGGTGCGTTAGTTGATCCAATGCGCTTCTCAGTATCATTCACACTAGAATCAGGAATTTAATATGAACTACGCAGATATGTATGTACAGGGTGCACTGCCAAAGATTGAGGCAGACATTGCACAAAACGGAGTATGTACTCTTTATTCAAAGATGACTTTAAATGAAGAAACAACAACGGCCATTTCAGATCTACTTCGTGAAAAAGGCTTCAATACGGAAGTATCAATTGAAGATGATCCCGATTTTATTGGTAGTCGATATAAGCTTGTAATTAAAAAAGCGTAACTACATAGAAAAACCTTACAAGCCCTAGCTTTTAATAAGTTAGGGCTTTTTTATTGCCGAAATTAGGGGGCTGCATGGCAGACAATCAGCAAATTATAGATACATCGACCGCTTTGGCGGCCAGTAAGGGTGCAACATACGGGGGAAGTGTGGCAGGAGCAGTTTCGGCGTGGATCGGGTCAATCGATTTAGCATTTTGGGTCAGTATCATCATTGGTTTAGCTGGTTTTTTAATGAACTGGTACTACGCCAGAAAGAAAAATAAGCGCGATGAAATTGCACTTAAAGCCTATTTAGAAAGCTTGGAAAATAAAGGTGACTGTAATGTCAAGCAAGACTAAATATATTGCAGCAGTCTTAGCAGCTTCGGCTGCTTTTTTTGTGGGCGTAAAAAACGATGAAGGGTTTACATCAAAGCCAGTAATTCCCGTTAAAGGGGATCGGCCAACACAGGGCCATGGTTCTACATTTAAACCCGATGGCTCACCAGTAAAAATGACAGATCCACCAATTACACGTGCGACCGCAGATAAGTGGTTGCGAAATGATGTGGCCAAGCGTGAAGTCGCGTTTAAAGATTCATTGAAGGGCGTGAAATTATCACAAACTGAATATGACCTATACCTTGATTTCACGTATCAATACGGTGTGCCAACATTCGCAAAATCATCAATGCTTAAGCATTTAAAGGCTGGTCAATATAAAGCAGCTTGCGACTCTTTACTTAAATATAAGTACGTTGCAAAGCGCGATTGCTCTGTTCGTAAAAACGGGTGTTATGGCGTCTGGACCAGACAAGTAGAACGACACGCAAAATGTATAGGAGCGCAGTGATGTGGATTGTATTTGCTGCTAAATATTGGCGAGAAATCATTATTGTGTTTCTCGCTTTTTTATTGGCCATATCTTTGGCCGTACTCAATTACAAAACTGGTCAGCTAAAAGAAGCTGAACAAAAGTGTCAATCTCAGATCCAAGAGATTGAGCGCAAGAATTTGAAAGCTCTTGCAGAAAAGCAAAATCAGATCAATAAAGTGAGCGCAGACTATGAAAAAGCTAAAGCAGAGCAAAGCACTAAAGTCGAAACAGTTACACGTGAAGTGCAAAAGATCGTGGAGCGTCCTGTTTATAAGTCTAGCTGTGTTGACGATGCTGGGATGCAGCAACTCAATGAACTCATTAAAGCCGGTAATACCAGCTAATCTTATTCAACCATGCCCAAATCTAAATGAATTGGCAGGAACAACTGGCAAAGACTTAATGATCTGGTCAGTTGATACAGTTGCAAAATATAATGACTGCAAAGCAAGACACGGTGCGCTTGTGAAGGCTCTTGAGTAATGACTTTTTAGTGTGCAATTATTTGCTCAATAATCTGGATAATTGCACATTTTGAGCAAAATTATTCTCAACTGTATTCTCTCGAGGTTTTATCATGCAGCAATTAATGATTATGGTCACAGAAGTTGGAAAGCTTGAGCACACATGTAATTTGCTTGCTGAGGTAAACAAAGGCGGTAAAGTCATAAAGGTTTTCGACTACAACGGTAATCAATTACCAATCAACATTGATGGAACCGTGACATTTAATAGACGCCGTTGGGAATTACCATCTAAAGTTGAGCTTTAG